AGGAATATACAATGAAATTATTCAAAGAATACCTGGCAGAATCAGAAAAAACCTACTTGTATCGCATACGCATGGTGGGTGATGTACCTGCAGATTTTGTCAGCCGGCTCAAACAGCGCCTGGATCAGTTTGATCCTGTTCGCTTGGGCAACATCAAGTCAACACCGGTGCAGGCACAGCCCGCTGGATTTGCCAAGTTCCCCAATGAATCAGTTTCCAGCTTTGATCTAGAACTGCGCTATCCAGCCATTGAGCCCCAGATTCAACAGTTGGCCAATTTGTTGGGCATGGATCCCAATCGCATTCAATTGGTAACTCAATCGCATGATGACAGTCTCGCTCAAGAAGCTGCCCGTGTGGCTGCACAAAATAAAGACCTGTTGAAACACACAGACTTTCCTGCTCCTGATGCTGAACAAAAGGCATTGAGTGCAGATTACTCAGCTGAACCCCACGATCATGTGGTGTTGAAAAATGCCTATCGCAGTGACTTCACTGTGGCCGGTGGTCGGACACCCGCTGCCAAGACCACAAATGATTTGCCACAGGGTGTGAAAAGCCCCATGAGCACAATCAAGCGTCCCCCCAAGCCGCCTACTGGCGCACATCCCCGAGGATAATATAACATGACCTTTTTTTACGATCTCTTTAAAAGACTTGACGCAGTTGAAAACCGCGTGGAATCCACTCAGCTCACCGAGCGTGCCAACAAATGGATTCAAGGCGCTGTTGATCCTGAGCACAAAGGCGATTTGCACAAGGCTTTGCATGTGGCTCAGGACAAAAAAATCCCCAAGTCCAAGATTGAAAAAGCCACTCACAGCCGTGATCCACATCTGCGTCACATGGCTCAGTTTGCCAAGAATGTGGCTCACGAAGACATGAACGAAGCCGACATGGAAGAAGGCAACCGGTTTACTCGAGGTTTGTCTGACGATGATGTCAAAGTCGGCGAAAAAATCCCCGGCACCAACGCTGTCAAGACCAAAGACATCGACGAAAACTGGAATGACATGTTGAACGATGTCAAGCGCAGAGCTGATATGGCAAAAAAGGGAGACACTGAGCATGGCACCAAGCATGATATCAAGCATACCTCAACTGGTCGCATGGTAACACGCAGAGTGGATCCCGAAGGCATGTCAGTGGGTGCCGACGGTGATTCAGACACACAAGCAGGCCCACGTGGTCGTGGTCGACCCAAGGGCACTGGCAAAAGTACAGGTGCCAAAGGCCCTAGTGGCAACAGCAAGCTCATGAATCCCGAAGAGATCGAAGAAGCAATTGCAGCCCTGGAAGAATGTGGCTACACTGTGACTCCCTTGGAAGAAAAAGCAGTGAGCAAAAAGCAACAAAAGTTTAAGAAAAAGGACGCAGAAGACTTTGCTGCTACCAAGCATGAAGGCCTGCCTGAGAAAAAGAAATCTGAAGGCAAGAAAAAATCAAAGGATGTGGAAGAATCTGGTACCACAGCAGGCTCAGTGGCCACCAGTTCTGAAGCTGCCAACAGCAAGCCAGAGGGCAAGAAAAAGTCCGGTGGCTCCTCTGTGGTGGGCAAGGGCATTTACGACAGCCTAAACCGTGAACTGGAAAGCATGATTTCCGAAAGCATGAACATCAATGTGTCCATGAGCACTGATCCACACGGTGGCCCTCAAAAAAGCGTCACAGTCACAGCCACTGATGACGATGCAGCAGAATTGGCCATGATGTTGAGCCGTGCAGGTGTCAACATGGGTGCCGATACCGGTGCACATGCCTGTGCTGCCTGTGGTCAAGCACCCTGTGGTTGTGCCAAAGTTGTGGACGAAAACGCAGCTGACTGGCCTACCCAGCCCGAATACCAAGACATGAAACTGTCAACTGATCCCATCAGCAATGACTTGAATCGCAACAAGAGCACGGGTCAAACTGTGGATGCTCCGCCAAATCTTCAAGAACCGCGTCAAGGTGTCATGAAAGAAGATCAGGACGACGAGTGCCCGGTGCATGGATACTATGCATTGCCCAACCAAGAAGACGAGTCCGGTTGCACTTGCGACTCCGGCGATCAAGTGAACGAAGTTGGTCTGGGTCGACTGTCTGAATTGGCTGGCTTGGGCAAAGGCCAGATGGCGGAAGCAATACCGACACCAGGCGCTGACATAGACTCTGGCGTGACAATGCAATATGCTAAAAAAATCAAACAGGCATTGGAAAATACGACTAGTGCGACAATCAAAACGGTTACGAACCAAGACGGAAGCGTCACAGTGATTGTAAATCCCAGTGCTCAAAATCCGTCAATCGGTTATATGGTACCCAACGGTCCATACGGTGCCACTATGCAAAACGTCGACACTGCCATTGATCCCTTTTATCGTATGTTTAGACAAAAAGGCTGGAGATTCGATCAGCCAATGCAAGGTAAGTTTACTATTGCTGTACCTGTGTCTCAAGGTGTGGAGGAAGGCATTGTTGATTGGGCTAAAGAAAAATACCATGACTATCAAACTGGTAGACAATGGAACAAGTTTGGTAAGGCCCAACGCAACGGTGATCAAGCAGGAATGCAAGCCGCACAAGATGCCGCCGCCGCTCATAAAGATCAATTACAAGCGGCCCGCTACAGACGCACTGGTAGCACTTTGTCCAAAGATACATCAACGGGTCTAGGACAAGATGTCGCTAATTTGAAAGCGTTGAAGGCTAAAGGCTTGGCAGAAGACCTGCAGGCCGACGATGGCAAACACTATGACAGTTTTGCTGATTTTATTGGCCAGTTCTATCCAGATTCGTTTGATAAGACAAAAACTTACTCAGCAGGTCGGGAAATTCGTGGTTATATCAATGGCCGGTGCGTGATGTCCTGGGAATTTGATGATGAAAGCATGACCAGCGGATATGGCAACTACGACATGACCATGCTGGAAGATGATCGACTGATGGCAAGAACAGGTATCAACAGTGTCAACAAATTTGCTCGCCCTGGCCAAACCGATTACAGTGAAATTCCTGCTGGCAATCATCCCCGTAGCAAACACAAATATTCGGACGAGTATCGTAGCAGTCAACCTGAGCGTCTCAAACACAGTATCAAAGCATCCTTGGGCAAACACGCTGAACCCAACTTGCCTGAAAGCATGGCTTCCATGCTGGGCCGTCTTGATGAGTTGGCAGAGGCAGATATAGAAGAAGGCGCAGACCAAGCTGTGAAAAAAGCACCAGCTGAGTGGTTGAGAGATCCTGCTCTGAAACAGGCCAAGTCATTGCAGGCCACTGGTCTTGGTCTAGATGACCCAGCCAAGGGATTCAAGTCATTTGACAACTTCCGTGGTCCAGACATGAGTCAAGCCAGTGACCCGGCTCACTTTGAAGAGTTCTTGAACGCTTTTGCTCGAGTTCCTGGTGCAATGGTAACTGCTTTTATGTCACCAGCTAGCACACAGCCAGCCATGGCAGAAGGCGCTGGCCAAACCGAGAAAAAATCAGCAGCTGAGTGGTTGAGAGATCCCAGACTGGAAACACAAGTTACCTCATTGCAAGCCACTGGTCTTGGTCTAGATGACCCAGCCAAGGGATTCAAGTCATTTGACAACTTCCGTGGTCCTGACATGAGTCAAGCCAGCAACCCCATGTACTTCCGAGATTTCTTGAATGCTTTTTCTCGAGTGCCAGGCGCAATGGTAACAGCCAGCATGTCTGCTGTGGCACCACAGCCGGCAATGGCCGAAAGTGTTGAGTCTCACGCTGGTCGTTTGTTCCGCGAACTGCAACAGTTCAAGGGTTGATCAACATGCGAGCCCGGGAGTTTGTGGCCGAAGAAAAAATGGGCAAACTCTCGGCACGCAATCGCTATGCCACAGTTGGTCTTGACACCTTTACCGACGGCCACAAAAACATCAACAATGACTACACTCTCAATCGAGTCATGATGGCTGTGGCCTGTGCTGACGGCACCGACACACCAGTTGAAATGGATTCTGAATCCTGGGTTGGTAAAAATCGAACTGCACATCCCTATACCCGGGTTGAACAAAACATGCTCAAACAAGCATTCAAGGCAGCAGGTGCCAACTGGGAAGATCTCAACAGCGGTGATCTGGACAGTGAGGAAGTGAAATCTACCAATAAACAAAGCCCAGTTCAAGGATTTGGTGGATTCCGGTGAGAGCTAGAGAATTTGTGTCGGAAAGCCGTGTGGGGTCAATTGCCCCGGATGTGGGCCGTGCCTTGCCCGGTGCGTTCAAGATACCGGCACTGAAAAATCAAGACCCTTACCTGCAGTATCGTTTTGGTGTGGCCATTGCCGGAGCCAAAGGTGCTGCCCAGCGTGCCCAAGACAGCGTGCCTGACTTTGCGGGTCGGGAATCAGTGTTTGGCGAAAACGAAATTGTGATCAGCTATGATCCGCATGTGGTCGACTACATTCATGATGCGCTGCATGCCATGGGCATGCCCGCCAGCAGTGCAGTTCGAATTGGCACCATGACCAGTGACGAAGCTGAGGATGTGAGCGTCACCAGTCCTGTAACACCGTTCCGGGGCTTTTAACTGACCCGATCCAGCACCGGATTCCAAATATCAAACACCCAGCGGTCGTAACCGTGCTGTTCTAGATATTCAAACGGAATCCAACAGTAGCCCTGATCTCCCCAGGCAGTGCCAAAACTGTTTTTGGCCAAGAATTGCCGTTCGGGCAGTCTATAGCCCACCATGCACATGGCATGCCCACCGCGACCCTGTTCATCGGGCTCGGGCATGGGTACCACAGGATTCTCGGCGTTTACTCGCATGAAACTGGCATAAATTTCCATGCCAAATATCACAGGACGCAGTTGACTCAAGGCGTCCACAGTGTCATCGATGGTGTCCAGTTTGCGGTAGTTGCGCAAGGATCTTGACCGGGCATCTTCAAAACTTTCGTCACTGGGTCTCACTGCAAAGTTTTCTACATTGTACGGCCACAACGCTTCACTGCAGATGCCATGGTCTCGCACGGCCTTGATCACATCTCTGAGATAGGCTCCGGTATCTTGATCGATGCTGTTGTCAATTGCTCGTGCATTGTAGTAAATGAACAGGCGACTCAGTTCCACAAAGTTTTCGGGTGCTTGTCTCCGAACCTGCAGCTCGTAGGCATTGGCCATGGCATTGCCGGCACAACTGCCTAGATCCAATTGACTGTCCACAGCACTGTCCCACTCTCGCAAATCCACTTTGGGTTGCGGAGTTAGATCAGATCTTTGATAGATCCAGTCCCGATCATCTCGGGGACTGGATTTTAGAAGGAACTGTCTCACTTGGCTTCGGGCACATACGCAGGTGTAGTCTCACCCACTATGTCCCGGTAGTGATCCATGGTCAACTCACCATCTTGGTTGACCAACTGGATCATCTTTTTTGCAATTGTGTGCAGTTCTTGGTCCGTGGCTGCTTGTTCTCGAGCATATTCCATGATTCTGATCATGAGTGGCACATCCAGCACAATCATGTCTTCATCTTGGTCATATATCATCCAAGCACTGCTGGCTGTTTTCGGCATGGCACTGTCCCAGGCTGCGCACCACCAACCCGGTCTCACAGGGGCATTCCACCCATTGCAAAAGCGAGTGGCAGCATCATAGTTCTTGCAGTTGCGGCATTTTTGACCACTTGGTGCCTGCCCGCGCCAGGCTGGTTGATAGCTGGGCGGCAACGACTCTGGAATAGCAGTGCCATCCGGGTACTTGGCAGGTCGGGTGTAGACAGCAGCGGCACCAAACACATGAGCCGCCATGGGATGCTCAAAATGTTCTTCTGTGATATTGTGTGTGACTTTTTTGTACATGATTTTACCTTACATGATGTTCCAGCAATCATCGGCAAATATCAGTATGAGACTGCCGCTGGTTCCTAGTGTTTTGGATGAACTACCATCTATATTTTCGCCACTGGCTGCTTTGACTGTGATGCTGCCATTTGCTCGATTTTTGATATAGTAAACTTTGCCATCCACGCCTTTTGGCAGTGTTATGGTAATGTTTTTTTCAGTGGCACCAATAAAGCAATCGCTCGCAGTAGCGGTGTAACTATTGCGAGTGATTTTTGTATTGACCCGGCAACAGTCATCACCACCGCCGCCAGTGGCTGACAGAACACCAGCAGGTGTTATTGCCAATCCACTGCCCACCTGTACCACACCCAAGCTGGTGGTGGTGGCAATTTCGGCATCCAGTGTGACAGGCACAATGCCAGCAGGCTGCACCACATTAGGAGGGGGATTTTGTCGCAAGGCCACTCCGGCCAAGGTCACTTGTGGTGGTCTATTGTAGGCCATGTCGGTGCCTTAGATCAACTGCCACTCAACACCAGTGTACACCAGAGTGAGCGAACCATAAGGGGCATTGATTGTGGCTGTGGCAGCACCGTCAATGGTACCAGCTGCTGGCGTGATTGTGATGGGGGTTGCCGGAGCAGCCAATCCCAAGCCATCCTTGATGGTGAATTGACGACCTGTGACACCTGCGGGCAAATTAACTGCCACTGCCACTGGACCAGGTACTTGTACGCTGACCAAGTCATCGGTGTTGACCACAGTGACCGGGGTGGCCACAGCAATTCTCACAGCCACAGTTTGAACACCGCTGGTGCTGATGGTCACAACTTCGGCACCAGTGCCTGTTGTGGGAGTAACGGTGATACCGGCTCCGGCCAGTATGCTTCTTGGGTTGTTGGTATATGACATTTTGTTTCCTTTTATAGTTGAATGATAGTGCATCTCACACTAGGGGTTGCAGGTCGCACAGGACCAACCTGTGCGGGTACTGACAAAAATCGCAAGGCAGTGTCAGAACTCTGCCAGGCAATTTGTACGGTGTCTCCGGCAGTCAATGCCAGAGTAAAATTCCATGATGCCACCAACACTCCCGCTCCACCTGTGATGGAAATTTGACTGTTGGTGTCGGGATAATCCACGCCATTACGGCGAATCCAGATATCAGCTAGATCAGTGCCAGCATCGGTCTTGTCACCCTGGATGACAAATTGAAAGTTGTAGTTGGCAGTGCGACTCACTGTGATCTGTGAACCTGCCACCAGAGTGATGCCCACATTGATGGCACTATTGTTGAAGGTTGCAATGTTGACAGCATTGGCCACAGGGTTGGTCTGAGTCACTGTGCTGAAGAAATATGCTTGGTTGAACAATGCCACTGGTGTGACATCAATCACACCACCACTAACTGTGAGATTGGTGCCCGGTGTCACAATACCCGGTGTAGCATTGGTGGCCAAGGGTGACTTGTAACTCATTACACAATGCTCCAACCGGTGCCATTGAACACAAACTGCAAGCTACCAAAATTGGTGTTGATGGTGGCCGCGGCTGCACCATCAACCAGTTGCCCCCCAGTGCCTTGTATGGTAATTGGATTTGTGGCTGCAGCACCAAAGCAATCTTTCACCATGTAGACTCGTCCCAGTGTACCTGCAGGCAAGGTGATAGTGACCAAACCATTGGTTAGCACACACAAAAAGTAATCAGTGGCCAGTGCTGTGTAGGTTGCGGTAACCACATCCGTTACTGCTACTGGACTGGGATTACCGGGTGGGCCGGGTGGGCCGGGCGGGCCGGGTGGTCCTGATCCACCATTGACAAAGAAGTCGGATCCCCCGCCGCCAAACTGTGCTATCACAGGAAACGCTGGTCTGCGTGCCAAGGGTCTGCGTGCCAAGGGTCTTCTGGGACCAAACGAGCGATACATTAAAAAATTGTTAAACATTAGTCAGTTTCCTTTTTGTTGGTTTTGTTTTGCCCCAGTCGGTGTCCCAGTTGCAAAAATCCCTTTTCAATCAAGCCACGAATCATGGGCACCAGAGCTCGATTGTTCTCAGTTTCGGCTTGCACCAAGCTCTCCACGGCCTGATCCAGGGGTGGATCAATTGCAGGTGAGGGTGTTTCGAAAATTTTCTTCACTTGTTCAGTGTACACAGTTTCGGGTCTGCTCACGGGCAACACCGTTTCAATTGCAGGCACTGGCACAGACACTGGCTCGGGAGTTGGTTCTGGAGTTGGTTCTGGAGTTGGTTCTGGAGTTGGTTCTGGAGTTGGTTCTGGAGTTGGTTCTGGAGTTGGTTCTGGTTCAGGTTCGGCCATGAGTTCGGGTTCGATCACAGGCTCAGGCTCTGCTGCAGGCACAGAAGTGGCTGCAACTGGCTCTGGCTGTAGTGTTGATACTGCAGGCGCTGCAGCAGGTGCTGGTGGCGATGCTGGTGCAGCCTGGGCATTCACATGATTGTACAACTGTAGAGCACGAGCCACCACATCTGCTTCGGATGGCATGGCGGGCACCGGCGGGAACGGCAATTTCACACCCCGAGTTTTCCAGGCATGGTCACTGTCAGTGGTCCACTGGGTGTAGGCAGCGGCTCGTTGTTTGAGATAGTCTTCGTTCAGCAGATGTCTAGCCAGCTTCAACATTTCCATGCGCCGGCGTATTTCCACAAATTCAGCTTCGGTGGTCATGTTATTTTCCCAAGATCATGCTCAGCACGCTGAGTGCAGTGCCTGTTACCAGACTGGCCGCTGCACCCAGCAAAATTCTCATGAACATTCGATTGCGATCGTTGATTTTGGCAATTTCAACTTCGCTGCGAGCAATACGATCTTCCAAGGCACGATATCGTTGCTGGGCCATCACAACATGTGCTTCCAGGTCCACAAACTCAATGTTTTTGCCTTTATCAATGGTGATTACTGACATGGCTGGCTCCTGGACTATTCAGTAAACGACAGTGGAAACTGTGCCACTATGCCTCGACTGAGTATGTCGGCTATGCTGGAGTAACCACGGTTCACATGATTGGGTATGCCAGTCACAGCCACCTTGAGTATGTTGTCCAAGGCCACTGAGTCAGCAGCAAAGTCGCTGTCTATTCTGGCCTGGAAATCCTCCACCCAGAACGCAGTGAGATTGGTCATCATTTCTATCAGCAGGTCTCGTGGATAGTAGGAGGGATTTTGCTGATTGAGATAGTCAGCCCACTCATAGATCTGCTTGTCCCAGATGGTTCGATACACTTCGATGTCTTTTTTATCCACCAAGGCTTCTACTACCTTGACACCGTTGAGCGTGATCACATTCAACAGATTGCCAATCTTGGTACCCGAAGTGATGCCATAGTAGGGCACAAAGAAATCACCAATGAAGTTGGCATTTCTGCTGAGATTTCGTTCCACAGCAGGTGTGCTGCTGAGATTGCCCAGCCTACTGACCGAGTAGTTGATCATGCCCAGTGAATATCTGGTCCAATGGGTGCGTGAATCCATTCTAAACACCAGGGTACGTTCGTTAATCACTGCACTGGGCAAGGGCGGAAGAACACCTGGATTTGACGGTACCATGGCAGCACCGTAGTGTTCTTCTTTGATGTCGTGAGTGATTTTTTTATACATGATGATTTATTATCTAAACTTTTCAGGAAACTGTTGAGTTATCATGAATGCTATTTGACTGGCTAAATCTGGAGCGTTGTTGAATGGTGCAAACAGCAACGGTCCATTGGCAATGATCTGTCTGGCTCGTTCAGCTTCGTCAAAGTCTTTTTTCCAATCTTGAACAGCTCGTGAACTGATCTGATTCACAACAGCTTGGAAATATTGAGAAAGATATGTCGCAAGTGTAGGATATCGATTGTTCCAATATGTAGTGTTCCATGATGTTATCAGCGCGGCCAAAGCATTCATATGATCCAGTGCAGCAGCAGCAGGAGTATTCCAGTCTCCTTTTACCGCAGCAGCAGAAATAGTGTCTTCAATAGACTTGGCAAATTCAGCTATATGCCCTACAGCAGCTTCGGCTGCTGGTTTGCCATAGTAAGGTTCAAAAAATGGCCCAAACGCAGCAGTCAGTTCGGTTAGTCGTTGTTTGTTGAATACCAGTGCCGGATCGTTTGTTCCAGATCCTGTGATCACATTGCGCAAGGCCGTGTTAAATTGATCAAACTGTAATTTCAATTGATTAACAAGTTCCTGTGACCTTGGTGTTGGTGGCCAGGCAGCATTCATTTTGGCGCCATGATCCACCATTTTCTTGATCTCTTGAGCCATGGGATGGTCAAAGTGTTCTTCCATAATGCTGTGTGTGACTTTTTTATACATGTTGGTGTTCTCGGTTTACCAGCCAATTACTGTGGGCGTGGCAATTTGATTGATGCCAGCTGCTGTGCCGGTGTTGATGAGACTTTGATTGGCCACGGCACTGCCAATTATGTTGTTGGCAGAATAATTGCCATAACCGCCCCAGCCGCCGCCGTAGCCCCATGCGGGATAGCCATAGGCTGGATAGGGATAAGGAAAACTTCTATAATATGGATACAAATAACCTGTGTACATGTTGTGCCCCTTTGTTGTTATAATAAAAGTGAGTTGGTGTTACCCAACTCACTGGTCGATTTGCTTAGATTAACGGATAGCCACCATAGCCGTAGCCATAGTAGGGATAAAAAGAACCCCAGCCGCCTTGATAGGGATAACCTATGCCAGCTGCCAAGTATCCTCTAGGGTAGCCCCAGCCGCCGTAGCCGCCATAGCCTCCCCAACCTCCCCAGCCTCCGTAACCCCATGTAGATCTATACATAGAGATACTCCTTGATTAGTTGATACTTGTAGGAGTAGAAGTCTGTGTAGTACCTGTCATGGTGCCTGTGTTGACCAAGCCTTGTGTGCTGATGGCGCTGTTTAACGCATTCAGTGCACTGTTAGTGCTGGCGCTTTGATAAGCAGCAACAGCACCACCGTAGGCCAGACCCAAACCACCATACAAACCATTCAAGCCTGTGAGAGCTGTGTTGGTGTTGATCAGGGCTGTGTTCAAGTTTTGTGTGTTCAAACCATTGATCAGACCACGAGTAGCTTCGCCTTGCTCCATGATCAAGCGTTGTTGAGCAGCAGCAGTAGCACCGATAGCAGCGTCTGTACGACCAGCAGCCAACATGGTTTGCAGTGTGCCTTCGCTGGTGGCTTGCTTGAGGTCAGCCAGTGCGGATGCATCGTGCAGGGCCACTTGCATGGCACGGTTGTTGATGTCGTTGGTTTGTGCCACTTGCAGTTTGTAGTTTTCAAAGATACTGTCAGACACTTTGGTCTTGGTGTCTTGAATGTTTTGCAGCAATGAAAAGAACGGATCAGTTGTGAGTGTAGTCATATCAGCCATTTTATTAATTCCTTAAATTATAAAATTTCCAGGTTATTGGTCCCGGATGTGAGCGCAAAACAGAACCATTCCGCTTTGCCACATTAATACTTAGAACTTTACAGGGTAGTCGATCCACCTGCTTCAGTATGGATCGCACACCAGTACTAGTGGTAGTAGCATTGGCATGGTCAAAAAAAAGACACTGCGGGTGACAGTGTCTTTAAAGGCTGCTTGTATACAGCTAAATCGATCAGCCAATTGACGTGGCTTCGGAAGATTGTACCGTGGCGTTGGCCACGCCAGTGTTGATGAATCTCTGACCACTGGTGGCACTGTTGAGTGCATTGATTGCGGTGTTGGTAGATACTGACTGAGCAGCACCCACAGCACCACCATAGGCCAAGCCCAGGCTGCCGTATTGACCGTTGAGGCCAGTGAGTGCAGTATTGGTGTTGATCAAGGCGGTGTTCAAGTTTTGCGTGTTCAATCCGTTGATCAGGCAACGAGTGGCTTCGCCTTGTTCCATGACCATGCGTTGAGTTTCGCTGGCAGTTCTGGCAATGGCAGCGTCGGTGCGTTGTGCAGCCAACATGCTTTCCAGGATGCCTTTGCTGACCGCAGCTTTGAGATCAGCAAAGGAAGATGTATTGTTTAAGGCCACTTGCATGGCACGGTTGTTGATGTCGTTGCTCTGGGCAACTTGCAGCTTGTAGTTTTCGAATATGCTGTCTGACACCTTGGTCTTGGTGTCTTGTACATTTTGCAACAGGGCAAAAAATGGATCGGTTGTGAGCATGGTAGGTTTCCTTTTCTTGTAAATATGGTAACTCTAGGTTACACTATTACTTAGGTATCCACATTTCACAATTGATTCAGCTTCAGTATGACCACGACTGTTGTACTAGAACGGGTCAAGCCCGGAGTCCACTGCCACCTGACAGGGCCAGTTGTGTTCGGTTTCTCACACCATGTGCTCGCATGATGGCACTCACATGAATCTTCACTGTGCTCTCACTGAGACTGAGTGCTCGGGCAATTTGTTTGTTACTGAGTCCACGATTGCAAATGAGATCACACACCTGTTGTTGTCGATCAGTCAAGCAGATGTTGTGGTCTATGGGCTGTGTCACAGTGGTGCGATTGCCCGGCAAGTGATCCAAGATATGTAGGGGCCAGTAAGGCACACCTGTGGCCACGGCTGCCATGCCCGCTTGAGTTTCTTCTGCTGAAAATGTGTTGCTGCAGGGTATGATGCCAAACACTCCGGCTGCTTTCAAATCTTTCACTGTGCCCAGGCGGGTGTTGTTTTCGATCGAAACTGCAATGCGTGGCTGATGTCCGGGTGTGGCAAGTCTGGCCATGCTTTCCACCATGGATACAAATTCCGCTGCAGTGATTCCGGCCTGTTCAAACACACTCACATGCAGGCCAATGGAGTCGGGCTGCTGTTGGCCTAGAATATGGGAAAACTTCTCCCAGCATGTGGTTCTCACATAACGGAACAGCACATCACTGTGGGTCAAATATTCCATTGGCAGTGGGGTCGATACATTGTTTACATATCCCAAATGCAAGGGCCTGGGATCCTGGGCATCAGCAGTGATTGGAATAACATCACCGGCATCATGCTCGGGCTGGTACAGTTGATATGTTTTTAAATCTTCGGCAATTTTGATAGAGTTCAAGTGCAATCCTCCTGGATCTCTGTAATACTTACTAGGTACTTCGACACAAGTTGGGCCAGACAAAGTATTAGTAGTACTTCAGTAAATCCATGCACTATGTTGTGCATTTGCTATCTACACTACTAATGTAAGTGACCTGGAATTACTGGTCTATCCCACGCATGTACTATTTGTGCCTCAATATTGCCAGACTGAACTTTATTGGTAAATCACAGCTGAATAAATAGTTGTACACTTTATTCAAGGCGCGTATATGAAACACATCTTTTTTGCCATCATGTTGGCCACGATGGCCAGCACTGCTGCAGCTGACATCAACCGAGACTGCCCACAGTTCACGGTCACAGGTGCACCACAATATCAGCCAAGACCCGGCGATCAAGAACTGTGCAGAACCAACTATGCTGTGATACATCGCTGTGATGTTCGAGCACCGGTGGCAGTGTTTGAGCACCTGACTCCTGCTGCCATGTCAGGTCCCGCAAAACGAAAAGACAACTTTCGAGCCGACCCAGATGTTGCGCCACAGTGCCGTGCCACCTTGGCCGACTATGCCACAGTGGGCCGCACACACGACCGCGGACACATGAGTCCGGCGGCCAACAACACACAAAACGATGCTGTCATGAGCGAGAGTTTCTTGTTGTCAAACATGGTGGCACAAGTGGCCAACAACAACCGCGGAATATGGAAACAGTTGGAAACCTGGACCCGAGACTGGGCCTCCCGAGGCGGGGATTTTTACATTGTTTCGGGCGGAATCTATGATGCTGGCCATGCAGTGACAGGTGCAGGCCTGGGTATACCCACCCGCTTGTACAAGATCATTGTGGAAAAAACTTCAGGTCAGGTCATGGCCTATCTCATGCCCAACACAGCTCTGCCAGTGGCTGACTTGCCCCGTTATCAGACCACTGTGGCCGAAGTGGAACAGGCCACAGGTTTTCAATTTAATTTCAACAAACTCACACACAGATAATTGATTCATGGCCACCAAGGACGCAGACAACTTAGTCAAGGCCCCGCATCGACGCCAGGCCTATACCGAATCACAGCTGGCAGAGTTTGTGGCCTGTGCAGATCCCTTGGACGGCCCCAGGTATTTTCTTGACAACTTTTTTCACATACAGCACCCCACCCGGGGCAAGATGCTGTATCAGCCGTTTGACTATCAAAAAAAGCTGATAGACACTTACCACAACTACAGATTCAGCATCAGCATGATGCCCAGGCAGACCGGTAAGTCAACATCGGCTGCAGGTTACTTGCTGTGGTATGCTATGTTTGTGCCGGACTCGACTATTCTTATTGCTGCTCACAAGTACACCGGCTCTCGAGAGATCATGCAGCGTATTCAATATGCGTATGAACTGTGCCCAAATCACATTAGAGCCGGTGTCACCAGCTACAACAAAGGCAACCTGGACTTTGAAAACGGCAGTCGCATAGTGTCAGCTACCACAACTGAAAACACCGGCCGGGGTATGAGTATTTCCCTGCTGTACGCCGACGAGTTTGCGTTTGTGCGGCCCACTATTGCCAAAGAGTTTTGGACTTCGATTTCTCCCACTTTGGCCACTGGTGGTAAGGCCATTATCACATCAACTCCCAATTCAGACGAGGATCAGTTTGCTCAGTTGTGGAAAGGTGCCAATCGGCGTGAAGATGCTTATGGCAATCCCACACCTATTGGACAAAATGGATTCAAAGCCTATCGCAGCTATTGGCACGAGCACCCGGATCGAGACGAAAAGTGGGCTGCGGAACAGCGAGCCCAACTGGGCGACGAGCGTTTTAGACGCGAAATGGATTGCGAATTCATCATCTGGGAAGAGACCTTGATCTCTGCCACCACCTTGATTGATCTCCAGGCACAAGAACCTCTCTATCACACTGGCCAGGTGCGGTGGTATCAACGTCCCGAACGTGGCCGAATCTATGTGGTGTCCCTGGATCCCAGTCTGGGCACTGGGGGTGATCCTGCTGCTATCCAGATCTTTGAGGCCAACACCACACGACAGGTTGGCGAGTGGCGTCACAACCGTACTGATATTCCCACACAAATCAGAATCTTGGCCGACATAGTGAAACATCTGCACGAACACACACAGGATCAAAACAGCATCTACTACAGCATTGAAAACAACACCATTGGCGAAGCTGCTTTGATCAGCATTGCTGACTACGGGGAAGAAAACATTCCTGGCTACTTTCTCAGCGACAATTCGGTTGTGGGCACCACTGGGCGCAGGTTTCGCAAGGGATTCAACACCACACCCCGGGCCAAACTCACGGCCTGCAACAAGCTGAAAATTCTAGTGGAATCGGGTCGCTTGCGCATTGCCAGTCAACCCTTGATCTCTGAGCTCAAAACTTTCATTGCTCACGGAGTCAGCTATGCAGCCAAGCCTGGCGAGCATGATGATCTTGTGATGGCCACTATTCTGGCCGTGCGCATGATGCAACTGCTGCAGACCTATCACCCGGAAATGGATGCACAAATGAAGGATCACGGAGATCAGCGCATTGATCCCATGCCATTTATATCAATAATGCGCTAAATAAGCTACTATGAGTATTGAAACAAGATCCCAAGAATTGGCTGACCTGCTGGTGACTCGCAACTTCGAGCCTGATTATTTCAAAGCAGGCCGTTCAGTGACCACAGCACAAGATGCTGACATGTTTTCGTTTGATTATGTGGGTGCATCTGGACGCAACTACGGCACTGTGGTGATCATGTTCCAGGAAGATGACACATTCCTGCTGCTGGCGGCCAACAACATGGCCCGGGGCATGGAAGATAGAGACTCGGATGAGTGGTCTGACTTTTTGATTCAACTCAAGCAATGGGCTGTGAGTCCGGGCACAGGATTTAGAAATTTTAGTGTGCAGAATATCTCGAAACTGCGACACCACCAAGCTGGCATGGCAGCCATACGCGAGGGCCTGTTTGAAGGCTACTATGGCACACGACACATCAGCTATGTGGGCGAGGCCACTCAAGCCAGACTCATGATCCGACACAAACGCCCCTTGGGCGAGGGTGATGCACGCCATCGCCAAATCGACAGCTTGTTCTTGGAAACTGCGGATGGTGAACGCTACCGACTGCCATTTCGTCAATTGGCGGGCGGTCGTGCCATGCTGGAACATGTGCGTGCAGGAGGCCGTCCCTGGGATGTGCGCGGTGTGCATATCACAGAAATGGTGTCAGAACTGGCTGTGCTGTCAAGATTTCGCCGAGCCAGTGCTGGCCGTGTGCTGGAAGGCATAAGCCAACAAGTGGTAGAATCTGCTGCTCACTACTATGATGCCCTGCGTGAAAGCATTCGTCGCTTGGGTTCCAGTCGTGGCTATGCTGATTATTTTGAATCTTGGACGCCGGCTGACATTGGCAGTCACGAAGAATTGGTAGAAGACATCCGACAACTGTTTGTGGAACAGACCCTGGATGCCAGAATAGAATCAGCCTTGCCCTTGTTGGCACGCATACAACAGAAGGAAAACAGCATGAAAGAAATTGCAGTATTTGAAGCCTGGACCGACCGTGTAATGGAAGGTACCTGGGAATTGCCCGAAACACCAGAACAACTAAATCAACTGCGTCAGCTGCTGAGCCAGCCCTTGACTGTGGGTGTGGATGCCATGGATGCCACGGAACAACTGGGGGGTCTAGTAGGCGATGATGAGCTGTTTGATCGCTTGACTGACCTGGCCGATCGTGATCCCAATGCCAATGCATGGGACGACTCAGCTGTGATGGATCGCATGTGGGAACTGGCTGACGCCAGCCCGGAATTGGCCGCGGCATTGACACAGATTGGCACTCCCACAGGTCCCGAAGATGATCAGCCTGGCATAGCAGAGGGCGCTGGAACTTTGCTTCCAGAAGTTCAAGCAAAAGTCGAACAAATGGCCCTAAAATTAGCCAAAGCCCTACGCAGTGAAATTATTCGCGGTTGGCGAGAAGATAAGGATTATTACGGAAAAGAAGAAGCTGACCGAGTTGCCAAAGAAGCAGTTGAACAAATTCGCGACGTTGCCACAAGTTTATCAAAAAATTGGACCGCGTCTGACTGGATCATTGATGTAGCAGACGCACGTGCCAAAGGTGCTTATAATATTCTTATGGGCCAGCGAGGGTGGGACGGATTTGATTGGGAATCAAAATATCCTGGTATTAAGCAAGCACTAGATCAATCTTTTGCTCGTGCATGGCAAAGTATAGATGTGCCCGGCCTGCAAGCAATCAAAGAACAAGGCATGTACAAAGACAACATAGATGATCAAGGCATGGCGGAAGCCTTGGGCGATCTCAGACCCAAACTGGGCAGCAGACGCGATCAGGGCAAAAGTATTCGCAAATGGCGCAAGGCCCGTGGGCTGGACGAATCAGGTGTGGCGGAAGGTGCAACACCAACACCGGGACTGCAACCTGACGGCAAATACTATAATAAAGCCGGCAGACTAATAGGCACTTGGAATGGGCGCACTCTTGCTATAGATCCTGGTGCAAAACAATACTGGATCGATGAGTTTGGCGAAGAAGAAGCTGGTAACATAGCGATCAAATGGCAGAAACAACTAGAAAAGGTCACTGCCCCATCTGAAGATAGTGTCAAATATTATGCAAACGAATTAGAAAAATCCGATCTTCAAGCCAATCGGCCCAGACAAAGTCGTCAACAGTATTATGACCTAGCAGTACAAATGCTATCAGGCCAACAAGGCATAACAGAAGGCGCAGATCGTGAATTAGCACGCCTGCGTGAGTTGCTGAAGCGATAAGCACTGTTTTTGACAAACGTGCCGGTCAACTGTTGGCAGCATAAATAAAACACAGCAAGGATGCGGTGGCATCCTTTCTTGAGGCAATTTAACCAGTTTCGTAGAAAACACAGACAAGGCTGTGTTAAAATAACCTTGTAGGCAGCATTTAAGTAGATCTTAAATTTTTAAATCATATTAACGCATATAGAAAGGCAACACAATATGGCATCACTAGCAGAAATTCGGGCTCGTTTGGCAGCCGCAGAAAACAAACAAGTCAGCCAAGGAACTGGATCCTCTGACATTTATCCACACTGGAACCTTAATGAAGGCGATTCTTGTACTCTGCGTTTCCTTCCCGATGGAAATACCAAAAACACATTCTTCTGGCAGGAACGTGCCATGATCCGACTGCCGTTTAGTGGCATCAAGGGCGAAATGGAATCCCGACAAGTCATGGTGCAAGTGCCATGCGTGGAGATGTGGGGCGATGCTTGCCCAATCTTGGCCGAAGTTCGCGGCTGGTTCAAGGACAAGAGTCTTGAAGAAATGGGTCGCAAATACTGGAAAAAGCGCAGCTACATTTTCCAAGGTTTTGTGCGTGAGAATCCACTAGCTGACGACAAGTCTCCTGAAAATCCAATCCGTCGCTTTATCATTGGTCCCCAAATCTTTACCACTATCAAAGGTGCCTTGATGGATCCTGAACTGGAAGAATTACCAACTGACTACCTGCGTGGTCTGGACTTCCGTATCAGCAAAGGAGCCAAGGGCGGTTTTGCTGACTACAACGGATCAAAGTGGGCACGTAAGGAATCGGCACTGACCGAAGCCGAGTCTGCTGCCATTGAGCAACATGGCTTGTTTGACCTGAGCACATTCTTGCCCAAGAAGCCCTCTGACGTTGAGTTGAAAGTGATCAAAGAAATGTTTGAAGCTTCGGTAGACGGCCAGCCCTACGACACCGAGCGTTGGGGCAGCTACTACCGTCCTGCTGGTGTACAAGCACCTGCTGGCGCTGCTGCAGCTTCATCCACAGCAGATGTGGACGAGGATGCTCCTGCTCGCTCTGCTGCCAAACCCATGGTCACAGCCAAACCTGCACCTGCAGCCGCCAGCTTTGACGACGAGGATGCGGAAGTTGCAGTTGCAGCAGCACCTGTGGCTGCAGCCAAGCCCGCACAAAAGGCCGAAGACATCTTGGCCATGATTCGTGCACGTCAACAGAAGTAAATGACTAGCAAACAGGCACAGAATTCTGTGCCTGTATTTTTTAGAATAAGGAAAAACAATGGCCAAGCCGTTTGACGTCTCGAAATTTCGCAAGGAAATTACCAAATCAATTGATGGACTTTCTATCGGTTTTAACGATCCCACAGACTGGATTTCAACAGGTAACTATGCCTTGAACTATCTCATATCCGGGGACTTCCACCGTGGTATTCCCCTGGGCAAGGTTACTGTGTTTGCCGGGGAATCCGGTGCCGGCAAAAGCTACATCTGTTCAGGCAACATCATCAAAAATGCCCAAGAGCAAGGCATCTTTGTGGTGCTGATTGACTCGGAAAATGCCTTGGACGAGGACTGGCTCAAGGCCTTGGGTGTGGACACCAGTGAGAGCAAGTTGCTGAAACTGAGCATGGCCATGATTGATGATGTGGCCAAGACCATCTCTACCTTCATGAGTGACTACAAGGCCTTGCCCGACGGTGAGCGTCCCAAGGTGTTGTTTGTGATTGACAGCTTGGGCATGTTGCTCACACCCACTGACATCAACCAATTTGATGCTGGAGACCTCAAGGGTGACCTGGGCCGCAAGCCCAAGGCACTCACAGCCCTGGTACGCAACTGTGTCAACATGTTTGGATCATACAACGTGGGCTTGGTATGTACCAACCACACCTATGCTAGCCAGGACATGTTTGATCCCGATGACAAGATTTCAGGTGGTCAGGGTTTTATCTATGCCAGCTCCATTGTGGTGGCCATGAAAAAACTCAAGCTCAAAGAGGACGAAGATGGCAACAAGATTTCAGATGTCATGGGCATTCGATCAGCTTGCAAGGTCATGAAAACACGCTATGCCAAACCCTTTGAGGGAGTGCAGGTCAAGATACCCTACACCACTGGCATGAGTCCACATTCCGGGCTGGTTGATCTGGCTGAGAAAAAAAATCTTCTCAAGAAAGAAGGCAACAGTTTGGTATTTGTTACCAGTGATGGCGAAATTATCAAACAGTTTCGTAAAAAATGGGAATCAAACGAGAATGGTAGTCTGGATCGACTCATGGCAGATTTTAGAAATCAAAAGATCACAACCGAAACAGTAGAAGAATCACAGGAGGATGCAGAATGAGCGTGGATGTTATCAGCGAAATTTGGACCGAACTCAAGCGATATGTCAATGTGGTTGATCGCGGCGACGCAGCTGAATCCATTGTGTCTATCCTGATAGATCATGACATTGATGCTGATGAAATACGCACCTGGTTCAAAGGCGACGGCGACATCAAAACCGCCTTAAGTGATTACCTGGCTACCGATACCGATTCGAATGATATGCTAGAGGAGGACTCAGAAGAAGACGATGATTTCAGTGAAGACGATGAGGACGACTGGGATTAATGTGACTGATCAATATTTTCCGATAAAAACGGCCACAGCGTGTTCTTTAAAATGGACCTGGAGTACGTTGTATTTAAATTCAAACGAAACAGCATCCTGTCATCGAACGGGATTTAGTAAACTAACCCTTGAGAATTTTGATAATTTTCATAACACTGAAAAAAAGATTTCGGAAAGAGAAGCAATGCTCAAGGGCCAGTGGCCAGTGGATAGTTGTAGTTATTGTCGGAATATTGAGCTAGCTGGTGGATTCAGCGATCGCATGTTGCACTCAAAAATTCCAGGTCAAGTACCTGTTGAATTAGTGTCAAACACCACTGCAACTACGGTGACACCCACTATTCTAGAGGTATTTTTTAAAAATACGTGCAATTTGTCATGTTTGTACTGCTTGCCAGAGTTGAGTTCAAAAATTAATCAAGAAAATCAAAAATTTGGAAAGTTTGAAAAAAACAGCGTAGAATTATCGACATACACACCCCCAACTTCTGTGGATTTGTTAATAGAAAAATTTTGGGATTGGATGCAAATAAATTCTCACAATCTGAAAAGATTTAATATACTCGGCGGCGAACCTTTTTATCAGCAAGAATTTGATCGTTGTTTGGATTATTTTGAATCGTCAATGCACCCGGATCTTGAAATAGGAATAGTTACCAATTTATCAATGAGCCAGGATAGACTTGAAGTCTATCTTGACCGATTTAAATCGTTACTGGCAAAAAAACAAATTAAACGCATCGATCTTACGTGTAGTATCGATTGTCTTGGTCCAGAACAAGAATTTGTCAGGCATGGGTTAGATCTTGAACAATGGATCAAAAATTTTGAATTATTGTTGCAAAAGAAATGGTTAACGCTCAATATAAATCAAACTATTAGTTTGTTAACAATAAAAACCATGCCCGAGTTATTGCAAAAAATGATTCAATGGAGAGAGATTAAACCAATTGGACACTATTTTTCAGAGGTTTCTCCTCACCCTAGTTATCTCATGTCTAATGTTTTAGGATCTGGGATATTTGAAGATGATTTTGAAATTATTCTCAATCTCATGCCTGTCAGTACTGAGAAAGACCAACTTGCTAAAAAATACATGCAAGGTATTGCTGATTCGATTGTGAAATCTCAAAGAAACACATCTGAAATTTTAAAATTAAAAACTTTTTTAGACGAAAAAGATCGTAGAAGAGGTACCAATTGGAGGAAAACTTTTCCCTGGTTAGAATGTGAGATAGATCATGTGGTATAGCCGTGTCACTGCTGACCTGGGTGCAATCCCGGATTTCATAGCTCACTACGAGAGCGAACTGGACGCTGCCAAGCGAGACTGCAAAATTGGCGGAGTGGTAGAAAAAAACATCACAGCCCTGCCCGGCATCACCGAGCATCGTTTCAATCAGTTGCAAGAGATTGAAGCTGTGCTGAACCTGCTCAACATCCAGTTGCGAAAAATTCGTCGTCGCCACTTTCAAAAGTACCTGGAAGGATATGCGCGAGCACTGACATCAAGGGATGCCGAAAAGTACGTGGACGGGGAAGATGAAGTGATTGACTTTGAGACCATAATTAACGAAGTGGCCTTTCTGCGCAATCGTTGGTTGGGTATTCTCAAAGGCCTGGATACCAAACAGTGGCAGATGGGTCATATTGTGAGATTGCGCACAGCCGGAATGGAAGACATACAGGTGTAATATATGTTTAAAAATCACGAGGAAAGTCACGAGCACAGTCTCGAAACACTAAACTTGTTCTACGAATACGACGACTTCATGGAAAGCGTGGGTACCTTGGCTGACCTGGGGTGCGGTGCTGGTCTAGATCTGGAATGGTGGGCCACACGCACCACACGAGACGATGTGCCACAACCACTTGAGATCAAGTGCACCGGTATCGACATCCTGGATTCCTTGCCAGTGGCGCATCGGTATCCCAACATGGTTTATCAGCGCAACGACTTTGAGCAGGCTGTGGATGCTCCGCCTACCCGATTCGATGTGCTGTGGTGTCACGATGCTTTTCAATACTGTATCAATCCTGTGGCTGCCTTGAGCCGTTGGTGGCATGCCACCAGTGATGGCGGTATGTTGGTGTTGATCCTGCCGCAAACAGCCAGTATTGTTCGCAGACAGTTGATTCACACACAGCAAAACGGGTGCTATCATCATCATAGTCTTGTGAGTCTCATTCACCAACTGGCAGTGTCGGGTTGGGATTGTCAAAATGGATTTTTTCTCAAGCGACCCACGGACCCTTGGCTGCATGCCATAGCATACAAGAGCACCCACCAGCCCATGGATCCCAGAACCACCACCTGGTATGATCTGGCAGATCGTCAACTGTTGCCCGAATCAGCTGCTGAGGGTGTGCAGAGCCGTGGACACTTGGCTCACTCGGACTTGATCTTGCCCTGGTTGGACAAAAGTTTCATACACTACGGGGAATAAGGCATGCTGCCGGTCTCAGTGTTTGTGGGCTACGATCCACGCGAGGCAGTGGCCTATCATGTGTGCTGCAACAGCATCATAAGACTGGCTACTGCTCCTGTGGCCATTGTGCCCTTGGCACTCAATCTCATGAGAGACTATCAAGAAACACACACTGACGGCAGCAACACCTTTGTATACAGTCGTTTTTTGGTGCCTTATCTCATGGGTTATCAGGGTCGTGCCGTATTCATTGACGGTGACATGGTGTTGCAGAGCGATATCCTGGAACTGTTTGACCTGCTGGGCAATCAACATGCTGTGGCAGTGGTCAAACATGATTATCAAACTCGTTCGGCTGTCAAGTACTTGGGCAATGCCAATCACAACTATCCTCGCAAGAATTGGTCCAGTGTGATTGTGTGGAACTGTGACCATGAGAAAAATCGTATGCTCACACCTGACCTGGTGCAACACAGCACTGGGTCTTATCTGCATCGCTTTGGCTGGTTGGATGATGTCAACATTGGAGAATTGCCCCGGGAATGGAACTGGCTGCCCGACGAACTGGGTGCCAATCCTGAGGCCAAACTGCTGCATTACACCCTGGGCACACCTTGCTTTGCTGAGTATGAGTCAGTGCCTCAAGCCGATGTCTGGCATCAAGAACGCCGGCTTGCGCAGCATCCGTCATGAACACTGTGGCAGTTTATCACAGATCTGTGCCCAATGATCGCAATTGGGAAAAGGTCAATCTCTTGAAACTGTTTGGTCAGGGTGTGAGAACCACTGGCGACTCAGTAGTGGATGTCAATGACTATCAAGTGGGTCATACCGATGTGGCTGTGATTCAAGGTTGGTATACCACAACTGCCCGGCCAAGACCACATGCTGATTTGAGAAATCGAGTGATCTTGTCACAACGTCGCATGCAGCGTCGAGTGTTGGCTGTGGACAGCAACTTGTTCCTGTATGCCAACACCGACAATCCCCATCACTACTTGCGTTACAGTTTTGATGATGTGTTCCCCAGTACTGGAGAATACTGTGATCGCCCAGTGGATCCTGACAGGTGGCGCAGCATCAGTCAACAGTTGGGCATTGAGTTACGTGACTACAGAACCCGTGGAGATCATGTGCTGGTGTGCCTGCAGCGACAAGGAGGCTGGAGCATGGGAGATGTTGATGTCACCGCCTGGTTGACACAAACTGTTCAAACACTGGCACGATATACTGATCGGTCCATTGTGATACGCCCACATCCAGGAGACAAAAAACTTCACACCTACTTGGATCTTGTGAATCCCTTGCCCGGAGTTGAGATCTCAAACCCAATTCGGGTGAGTCAGCATCGGGATTTGCGCCAAGATTTGATCAACTGCTGGGCTGTGGTCAACCACAATTCAAGTCCTGCTGTGGCTGCGGCTGTGGAAGGATATCCGGTGTTTGTGACCGATCCTGATCGCAGTCAGTGCTGGGCAATTGCCAACTGGGACCTGAGCCAGATCGAATCACCCGAATTGCCGGATCGACTGAGTTGGGTGCAAGGCTTGGCCATGAGCCACTGGAATTTTCAAGAACTGGAGTCTGGTGAGTGTTGGCATCACATGCGACAGTTTGTTCGTTCCAGTAGTCAGTCTTGACCAAGGAACTTTTGCCCCCAGTGGGATCTCGATCTTGAGCCTGGCCCATTAGATAATTGTGAATCTCCAGTCGGATCAAGGTTTGATTCATGGCATTGTCTGAAGGCAAAAACGAGTGTTGATAGGCGTCGACTAAAATTTTGGCCGCAGCAGGTTTTATGATGTAACCAGCAGTGCCTGGCATGCTGGCCTGTCGATATTCACACGCTGCAGCCTCACCTGAGGGAGATGTCAAGTAGTCTCTATACTTGGCCAGCTTTTTGTCGTGACTGGTGGCCACAATCAACACCTGATCAAACTCCACCGGTATCAAGGGTCTGATCAGTCGGGTATCATCTTCAAACACTATAATGGGTTCTCCCAGCTCCGCACACAGTTGCCACAGTCGATAGTGGCTGTCAAAACAGCCAATCACTCCCGGTAGACTCATTTCGTATTTTTCATGGTCACTCAAGGGTCGATCTGGGCCTTTGAAGCCCCAGGCATGACAACCTCGACCCTGAGATTCGTACTGTTGCTTGGCCACGTTGCCGTAGGAACCTTCAAACAGTTGCCAAGAAATTCCGTAGTTGGTCAACTGTTGCGCCAGCGTTTCGGCAGATCTGGCACTGCTGGCCACTTGAGAAAGATGGATAATGTAACAGTTCATTGCCAGTAAGATTCTCTGCGTGGTTGTATCAGGTCTTGTGCTCTGCTGCGACCCAGAGATTTTCTGGCGCCTTTGAGGTGGTCCAGCCAGGCGCCCCATGCTGAATTGATTAAGGGATGACCTTCTCCGGATATCAGTCCCTCACTCCAGTTCAATTGCTTCAATGGCACTTGCGCTCGCACAGCATCAAACACAAAACTGTCGTGCCATTCGGCCAAGGTGAATATGCCTGATTCGGCCGAATCATAGTAGTGCTGGAACAGCTTCAAGAATTCTTGCGTTTGGTCGCTATGTAGATTCATGGCATATAGCCCACATTCGGAATATTTGTTTTCGCGACCCAGGTAGCAGATATCGTATTGATTGGGGCACAGTGTGTCTAAATTGGCCAGAGTGATTGGACTGTGGCACACAGTGTCGGCATCCATCCAGATCAACCACTGAGCTTGAGAGTGTTGAGCAGCATGACATATGGCATATACTTTGTGGGCAAATCTCACTGCTTGCCATTTGAAACTTTTGGCATGATCTCTGCGGCGGCTTCGTTGAGGATCTTGACTCACATCACCATTGGCCCAGGGCACTGACTGCCACTGTTGTTTGAATGCCACCAATTCGGGCGATGCCTGTGCCAGGTCCAGCACAGCCAAATTTGGTGCCGCTTCTTGAACCTCACAAGATTCGGCATAGACCACTAGATCAACCTCGCGAGGCCAGGTGTTCAAAAAGGTTTGAATCATGCGTTGACCATACAAGTTATAGCCCTGGTCGTGAAAAGTGGTAACTACACAATAGCTCATGTGAGATATTTAGTGATCAAAACCATAGCCTATTTTCCTTTGCAATGTGCCCGCAACTCCGGCGAAGTCCTGGCGGCGGTGCGCGGCAGCCTCAATCAACACGGTGTTGAGATTCAGGCCCAGAGCTGGGATTCAGATGCAGTGATCATATGGTCGGTGCTGTGGCATGGCCGCATGCTGGAAAATCGTGAAGTGTATGCGCACTATCGTGGTCTTGACCGTCCTGTGATTGTGATTGATGTGGGAACCTTGATCCGTGGTGTGACCTGGAAAGTAGCTGTGAACAACATCACTGCAGACGGACACTATGGACATGAACACAATCTAGACTGGGATCGACCCCGACGACTAGGCATTGAGTTACAAAATCAAACACTGAGACCAGAAATATTAATAGCTGCGCAACATCAACAAAGTCTACAGATGTCAAAGGTACCAGATCAAGAAGCCTGGATCACACAACAGATTGCACAAATAAGATCAACTACAGATCGACCCATTGTGGTGCGTTCTCATCCAAGATGTGCCTTGAATATCAGTCGACTGCCATCGGGAATTGAAATACAAGCTACACACCGCCTGACCAATACCTATGACAGTTATGACATGAACGTTGACTACCATGCTGTGGTAAACCACAACAGCGGACCCGGTATCCAGGCAGCCCTGACTGGTGCTAGACCCATAGTGGATAGATCTAGTTTGGCAGCACCTGTGGGCATTGACATTGCTATCATCGAACAGCCGTATGAGGTGGATCGTGAGCAGTGGTTGGTAGAAATAACCCATACTGAATATACCATACCAGAACTGGAGGCAGGATTGTGGATTCAGCGTCTGGAACCTTACCTTTAGACTGTGCCTGTGTGATTGTGGGTGATGCATACTCATGGCAGTATGTAGACACTCTCCACAGCATGTTGACCCGACATCTGACCCGGCCTGTGACCTTGCATGTGTACACCGAGGAACATAGAACAGTTCCGGATCACATGGTCAAACATGTGCTGACACCATGGAGGGTAAACAAGCCCTGGTGGTACAAAATGCAACTGTTTGATCCTGCACACCACTCAGGCCCCATGCTGTATTTTGATCTAGATGTGGTGATTGTGGATTCCATAGACTGGATTTGGCAACTGCCTCTGGATCGTTTTTGGGCAGTGCAAGACTTCAAGTATCTCTGGAGACCCACATGGCCTGGACTCAACACCAGTGTGATGTGGTGGGATACCAGTCGGTACGAGTCACTGTGGGCAGAATTCAATAGCCAAGGTCCCGCTGCAGTGGCTGCTCGATATCCGGGTGATCAAGACTATGTGACTGCTCGACTGCCTCAATCTCAACAGGCTCGTCTAGACCACACGAGTGTGGTCAGTTGGCGCTGGCAAGCACTAGATGGTGGGTATGATCCTGCAGCTCGACAACATTGCCAACCTGGGGCCGGAACTCGTATTGACCCCGGGGTATCTGTACTGGTGTGTCACGGACACCCCAAGCCGCATCAAGTTTCGGACTCTGTGATTGTGCAACACTGGAAATGACACAAACTGTTTGAGTGTTGTGTTTTTGCAACAAACTGTCAGTTGACCAAAAATACCTTTTTTGGTTATAATATACACTTAACAGCAAAAAGGAGTCAGTAATGCAAACAGCATGTCAAGCAGTTGCCAAAGTTGTCATTAACCGTCGTCTTAATACAGTTCGCGTTCTTGTGACGTTTGACGTTGCAGCTCGCAAAGTTTCTGTTCTCAACGCATCCTATGTCAGCGGCGACATTTGCAATGCAGACCTAGACCCGGATCTTCGCAAAATAGAAGTTGCAAAAACACTTGCTGTTGCTGCAAAACAACTTCGTACTGACAATATTCGTGTTGTGTAATTTGCCAGTTGACCAAAAATACCTTTTTCGGTTACAATAGCATTATTACAAACAAACAGGAGCTTGATATGACAACATTGGCACATACCGTTTTGGGTTACACTCTGGCATTTTCAGCAGGTTTTGTGCTGTGCATGCTGGCCTTTGGCCTGTAAAAACAGTTGACCAAAAATGGCCAAATCGAGTATAATTACAGCATGAACAAAACAAAGACCACCCAACAAAAAAGCCCGGAGCCCCGTGTGCACCGTGTGCTTTTTGATCGTGACTTGCCATTTCGTGCCCGAAGCGAGCGAAATGTCATGTTGTATCAACGCAACACCAAGCATCGTGCAAAATCAGCACATGACATGGTGAGTTGACACCAAATTCACAATATCGTACAATATACATATATTAACAAAACGGAGCTAGAGATGAGTAAAATTTGTATCAAAAACGGTGTGTATCGTAATCAACCTGTACGCAACATCACCTTCTCCTTGGTGCAGGGATTTAGAACAGGTGCTCGCGGCGGCTATGTCACAGTGGACAGCGAGGGGTATTTTGGGCCAGAATTTGGCCAAGTGCGTGTGCGTGTGAACTCGATTGAAGACATTGAATATGTGGAAGGAACCAGCGTGACAAAAGAAAATACAGTGGTAGAATTCAAGCCTGTGGCACAGGTGGAAACCGAAGACCAAGCCATGGCTCGTATTCGCGAGCGTTTTGAAATTCTTACCGAAATGACCAAGGCCACAGTGACTGGTGACATTCGCGCCATGATCGTGAGTGGCCCTCCGGGTGTGGGCAAGAGCTTTGGCGTAGAGACCGAAATTGAAAAAGCCTGTTTGTTTGACAAATTGGCCGGCAAGCGTCTGCGAGCCGAAGTGGTCAAAGGTTCTGCTACTCCAATTGGCCTGTTCCAGACCTTGTACAAGTTTTCTGACGCCAATTGTGTGATTGTGTTTGACGACTGTGACTCGATCTTGCTGGATGATGTGGCCTTGAACTTGCTGAAAGGTGCCTTGGACTCAGGCAAGAAACGCACCATTTCGTGGTTGAGCGAGAGCAGTGCCCTGCGCAGAGAAGGCATTCCAGACCGTTTCGAGTTCAAAGGTAGTGTGATCTTTATCACCAACTTGAAGTTTGACCAAATGAAGAGCCAGAAACTGCGCGACCACTTGGATGCACTGCAAAGTCGTTGTCACTACCTGGACTTGACCTTGGACACCATGCGTGACAAGATCCTGCGCATCAAACAGATTGCCCGGGACGGTGTGTTGTTCCAGGACTATGAATTTGACCAGTGTGTGCAAGACGAGATCATTGAGTTCATGAACGCCAACCAGAATCGCCTGCGTGAAATGAGCCTGCGTATGGCCTTGAAGATTGCAGACCTGCGCAAGTTGAGTGTGTTGAACTGGAAGCGATTGGCAGAAACCACATGTATGAAAACGGCTTGATCAAGTTAGCTCCTGAACTGTGAATCACAGTTCATTTACAACAGGCTCCGTGGAGCCTGTTTTTTTGACTTTTAGTTTTGTTTCGTATATAATACAGCATGAGTCAAAGATTCTTGAAGATTGAACTAGGCGAAGACAACTATGAGTTGAAGTTTCGTATCCTGGATACCCCAGTGGCCAATCTCTGGCTTGAGCGAATGAATCTTAGGCATCAATGGCCCTTGGACCATCCCAACAGATTTTACAACTTTGATTCGGAACAGCAAGAGCGAGATCGTGCAGCCGACATGATACAGGATTGTGTGGCTGTTATCAACAGTCACCAACCTATTGTGGAGCGTGAATTCACCAGTATAGATGATCAAGATTACTTGAACTATCTGCATCACGTATTTGAAGTTTATCACGGATTGTTGGACCAACAAACACATGAATTTTGGCAGTCAGCACCGGACACTGTTCGTCAAGCCCTAGCTGAACTAAATTTAGCCGTTCACAGATGCGAAACAGTGAGTCGTGACAGACAACCTAGATTTGTTTGCACCTGGTTTGGCATGCCCAAAACTGAACACCTGCCTGCGGAGTTGATGCAACAACACGGTGAAGTAAATCCTGCCTGGGGGTCGGTTTGTTTGAACTATGTGGAGATTGGCAAAACACTAGAAGATCTAACACAGGATCAAGACCAGTACATCGAGGATGATGCGTTTAAACCATGGGATTTTTTCAGTGCAGATTTTGTAGTGAGACTGTTTGAATTGTCTGAGTCTGAAGTGATTGGCAAAGCTGTCAGCATGATGAACTACTTTGATCAACACCAAGAGTTTTTTCACAGTCGCGGGTACAGCAGTATCGGCGATGCCAAACTTGCTCCATTGAGATTTCCTGTAGCACAACTGATAGAAACTGTGCCAAGAGATCAATTACTAGCAGATATTCGTGAGAGACAATTTGTAAAACTGGTAACCATTTGTGAAACAAGCAACGATAACAATTCGTGATGAAGTAAACATCAAAATTGAAGGGCTTGATCTAGACACTCGCAAAGCTCTAGTAAAAGCCTTCAAGTACGAAGACCCTACTGCACGATTTCGTCCGGCCTACAGACTGGGTCGATGGGACGGCAAAGTGGGATTCTTTCAGTTGGGCGGCAGCACCTTTGTGAATCTCTTGCCCGAGATTGTGCCCATCCTGGAACGCTATGACTACGACATTGACCTGGATGATCAAAGAGATTATGCCACCCAGTTTGAATTTGCAAGTGTGCAAGAAGACAGTTTTGCCCACATTGCCTGGGGCGCAGGGCATCCGCTAGTGGGTCAACCCATTCAGTTGCGAGACTATCAGGTTCGCATTGTCAATGACTTTTTGAGTAATCCACAATGTTTACAAGAAGTGGCCACAGGTGCAGGCAAGACCATCATGACTGCGGCACTGAGTCAACGCTGTGAAGCACATGGCCGTACCATAGTGATTGTGCCCAACAAGAGCTTGGTAACTCAGACTGAAAAGGACTATCGTGCACTGGGATTGGATGTGGGTGTGTACTTTGGTGATAGAAAAGAACTGGGACTCACGCACACCATTTGCACCTGGCAGAGTCTCAATGTGCTGATGAAGAACACACAATCGGGTGTGGCTGAGTACACCATACAGGACTTTTTGCAAGATGTGGTAGCAGTGATTGTGGACGAAGTGCACATGGCCAAGGCTGACGCACTCAAGACCTTGCTCACAGGAGTCATGAGTCGTGTGCCCATTCGCTGGGGACTCACAGGAACTGTGCCCAAAGAAAAGTTTGAGAGTGTGCCACTCACTGTGAGCATTGGTCCTGTGATCAGTCACTTGTCGGCCAGTGAACTGCAGGATCGTGGTGTGCTGGCTCAGTGCCATGTGAACATTGTGCAGTTGGTAGACCTGGTAGAGTACAAAGACTATCAAAGCGAGCTCAAGTACTTGTTGGAAGAGTCTGGTCGACTGGACACCGTGGCTGCACTAATCCAGCGAGTAAATGCCACCGGCAATACCCTGGTCTTGGTAGATCGTGTGGCAGCAGGTCATGCCTTGGTACAGCGCCTGGGTGATCGAGCTGTGTTTGTGTCAGGTGCTACCAAAGCCCAAGCAAGACAGGATGAATATGATCAAGTGGCTGAAAGCTCTGACAAAATTATCGTGGCCACCTACGGCGTCGCTGCTGTGGGTATCAATATTCCTAGAATCTTTAACCTGGTGTTGCTGGAGCCGGGCAAGAGCTTTGTGAGGGTTATACAAAGTATTGGGCGTGGTATCCGCAAAGCCGAAGACAAAGACCATGTGGAAATCTGGGACATAACATCAACCTGTAAGTTTGCTAAACGTCATTTGACCAAGCGCAAACAGTTCTACAAAGAAGCCAAATACAATTTCACCCAAGAAAAATTAGACTGGATGAAAATCAAATAACCGTTGACTTTACAAACCTGCCAGTGTATTATACAACAATGCAAATATTAACTCTCGACAACGCCACATTTGATTTGAACCACTTGCCCGACGAAGTGGACGACATGCGCTTTGCCATCCTGGACAACAGCGACCCCAAGGACCCGGACTATTTTTATATTCCGCTAATCTTTTTGGAGAGCTTTACCAGTCCGGCCTTGGTGCTGAGAATTGGCGAGCATCGCATCAAGATGCCCATTGACTGGCAGATCCTGATTGGTGAACCTGACCTGGGTGACCTAGAAGCACTGCCACTCACATCCATCAATGATCGTGGATTCCGTGTGTTTGAATTCAATCCACTGTCCAGTTTCCGTCCCAGTTTCCCCGACATTGAAATCCTGGATGTGTACCATGAAGTGACCTGGCATGCACCCAAACTCAAGAACGGACAGATGTTGTGTGTGCCATTGTCCGCTGGAGAGACACCACCCTGTGTGTACTTTGTGAAAGACATTAGCCGCAACTGTGAGATTGTGGACTACAATCGAGCCTGGTAACATGTCATACACCGAACCCGAACTTATTCAGGCAATCACACGCATGGCGGAATTGTACGGTGCTACCTATCCCCAAGATCATGATGCTGTGCAACGATTCCTTGACTGGGTGTTGTTGGAATGGGGCTACGAACATGGGAAGTCTTAGGCCCGGTGCCGAGTACATTTACGAAAGCCCCGATGGGGGAGAAACTGTGTATGCCAGAGAGTGGGGATCCACAGAGCGTCGCATGATTGGGCAAAGCCTAAAGGCAGCAGGACTAGTAAAAGATCTTGAACAAGACCAATTATGGGGCAACATTCGTCGAGCCGCCGAAACCAATCCTGCTTTACAGGATGCCTTGGACCGTGCTATAGTGATATATCAGCTGAGCAAAAAAAATGAGTGACAAATTAAATATTGCCAACGAAATGCGTGAGTTGGATCGCAAGAATCGTGATTTTTATCGTGACCTTACTCCAGAAGAACGCAAGAAGTTTTCCAACTATCTCATGATACGCTGGGCCAGTGGTGTGCAAGGCGCCCGAGAACTGCAGGAATTCTATGTGATTGCCACCAACGAGCGATTGAACAAACACTTTTTCTCCTTGGGCAAGTTACCAGACTTGCAGTGGTTGTGTGCTACCACAGTGAGTCCAGATCTAGGCGCACAGCGGCATCAGTGGATTTCGCCACGTAAACGAGAACCCGGTGCCAGTTCTGTGAAAAAACAATTGAGCAACTTGTTCCCACATTTCAAAAGTGACGAAATTGATTTGCTGGCCGAGATTACCACCAAAAAAGAACTAGCCGAGTACGTCCGGCAGCATGGACAAGAACCGTGACATATCAGTGTGAGTTTTGCAAACGAGATTTTGTGAAAGAAAGCAGTCTTGCAGTGCATGCCTGTGAACCACGTCGTCGGCGCCTGGAGCAAAACGAACCTGGAGTGCGACTGGCCATGTATGGCTATCTCAAATTCTACGAACTGTGTCAAGGTTCGGCTCAGCTCAAGACATTTGAAGATTTTGCTGAATCACCGTACTATCGAGCATTTGTGAGATTTGGTCGTTACTGTGTGAACACCCGAGTGATCAATCCCGAACAATTCATGACATGGTTGCTGAAACAAAACAAAAAAATTGATCACTGGTGCCGTGACAGCATGTACACCGAGTTCTTGATACAGTATCTGCGCATGGAAACTGTGGACGATGCCCTGGCGCGAGCCATGGAGTTTGGTATCTCCTGGCAAGAAACCACCGGCAGTCCGGCACAGGATTGCATGCGATACGGCAATGCCAATGTGATATGTCATGCCATCACAGCGGGCAGAATCAGTGCCTGGGCCATTTACAATTCAGATTCTGGTCAGGAATTCCTGGGCAATTTAACACCAGACTTGGTCGCAGCAATCTGGCCCTACATCGATGCTGATGCCTGGCAAAAACGATTCCGGGACTACCCAGCTGATGTTGAGTATGCTCGGGATATCTTGAAGAAAGCAGGTTGGTAATGAGCGCCGACATTGACATTGACTTGGCCAATCGGGATCAGCTGTTGGCATTGATACGTCATACTCCAGCAAGACAAACAGTAAATGATCAAGCACGCCGGCACAATTCAGGTGTGTATGTGACCAACATACCTAGAGATCCGGTGTTGGGCTGTGCTGCCATAGACTATCAAGAGGCTGAATCTCGGGGCTACTTCAAGATTGATTTGCTGAACATGAGTGTGTACCAGTTGATTCGTGACCAGGATCATTACAATCAACTGTTGGCACAGGAACCACCTTGGTCTCGACTGTGGCAGGATTCAGCCTGGGCTGCTCAACTGGTACATGTGGGCAACTATACTGAGTTGTTGAAAAGCATGCAGCCAGATTCTGTGCCAAGAATGGCAGCATTTATCAGTATCATTCGTCCGGGCAAGGCTCACTTGCAAAACCAACCCTGGGAAACAGTGTTTGAATCAGTGTGGGACGGAGATGACAGCCGAGGATTTGTGTTCAAGCATGCTCACGCCATCGGCTATGCAGCCTTGGTGTCGTTGCACATGAATCTACTCCACACGTCGAACTAGGGTAATTGATTTTCGCTTGGTTTTTTTGCGGCTGATTTCCGACAGGCTGCAAACTGGTCCGTGTAGTATTTCAAGATCTCGATTGGTGAATGTGCGCAAGTAGGGACGAAATGGCTCCCACTCATGTTTGAGAAATATGTTGATGGGTATGCTGCGATTGCTTTCCCACCACCACACATTGGCCAATTCTAAAAACAGTCGTTTTTGTTCTGCTTCTATGATGCTGCCAAAGTCGTAGATGGTGGTAATAAAGTCGTCTCTATTTTGTATGATACCCACGTACTCGTTGGCAGCATAAGTGCAAAGAGTGATAAACGGGTATTTTTCGGCCAATTTGGCAAAGATATCTGGGCTCATTGATGATATTTATACAACCAAAATCATCCGGCAAATATCGATAAATAACATGTATGTATTCTACCACAGCTTATATCTACCAGCAGGTCACACGAGTGTTAATGATGGATGCCAGCGGTGGTTCAACTTTTCCCTATAGGTATGACCCAGTGTACGCAAAACGATTGACCGTTAATCTAGGTGTTGACAATGTGCTGTTGTTTGAGTTCATCAATCAAGATCAAAAGCCCTTCAACATCACAGGCAGTGTGTTGACATTCCGCATGGTCAGCCAAGACGGTGTTGAACTGTTGTTGGAAAAACCCATGACCATTATCAACGCCACCGTAGGCCGAGCCCGAGTCACACTGGAGGCACAAGATCTAGTGGAACTCACAGCACAGCCAGCCAGTTACAGCATCACTCGAGCCAGTGGCAACTTGGTAGAAGCTGTGTTTGTGGACGCACAAGCAGGTGCCCGAGCCGCAGTGGACATTGTGAATTCGGTCTGGCCTGTGAGCTTGCCCAGCACAGAGCTCACCATACCCACCACACGCACTGTGGCACAAAACGACTACGGCGCTGCCTCGCCTGGCGACTACCCAGACTGGAGTCTGCAAGGTGCATACGCGGGTGGATACTCACAAAACCCTTATCAGAATTTGGAATACTACAGCAGTTTCATTGAGCCCTCCAGTTCAGTCACTACCATACAAATGGATCTTGTGGGCTACACTGGTACCATCAAAACACAAGCTGCTCAAAACTATCAAAGTATTTGGTACAATGTGACTGAATCTACAAGCTATCTCAATCATACTGGTATCATTTACATCACGGTCATGGGTTGGCATCCCCTGTTGAGAGTGGCGTTCAACAACAGCATTTTCAGCAGCTTGGATCAACCAGCACGACCTGCACAGGCCACAGTACAGGCCACTGAGGGGGTGATCACTGGCATCACAGTGACCAATCCGGGTCTGGGCTACATGGCACCACCGCACATCAGCATTGTGGGCACAGGTGCTGGTGCAGTGGCACGAGCATATTTGGGAAGTCAGGGAACTGTGAGCAGCATTGAGGTTGTGTCAGGTGGGTCGGGTTATAGACCAAGTCCGCCCACCATGAACCCAGCCGTGGTGATTGTTACCACAGGCTTTGTGACCAATCTCCTGTATCGATAAATTGCCGGAACTGTTGATTGCTCAGTTGCGATTGTGTTACAATGTAGCATGATTGATGTGGTGAGTTTACTGCCGGGCAAACGCAAGTCAACGCCTTCGGGCTGGATCAGCTTCAATGCTGTGTGCTGTGCTCATCGTGGTCAATCACCGGACCGGCGCCAGCGTGGTGGAATCAAAATTACCGATTTAGGCTTTTCTTACCATTGCTTCAACTGCCAGTTCACAGCCAGTTTTGTTTTGGGACGACAACTGGGTTTTCGAGCCAGACAACTGCTGACTTGGTTGGGTGTGAGTGATAGTGATATTGATCAACTGAACCTTGACAGTTTGCGGCATCGCAGCGTGTACGGCATCATTGATGATCGACAGCGTGTGGCCATGGCCATTACTGACATCAAGTTTGACGAGTGTGACGAATTCCCACCATTCAGTGAATTGGTTACTCCCGAGCATGCGGCACAGTGGCAATACTTGAGACAGCGTGGCGTTCCGGAGGATTATCCTGTGATGACTGCGATTGAAAATGACGGTGTTCACTGGACAAGACCACAAGTGATCATTCCGTTCATGCATCATGACCAAGTGGTGGGTTGGTGTGCTAGATTTTTAGACAACCGGCAGCCCCGGTACATCAATCACTCACAACCCGGCTATGTGTTTGGCACAGATTTGCAAAGACCTGCATGGCAGCATGTGATTGTGACAGAAGGCATATTCGACGCACTCAGCATAGGTGGCTTGGCCTTGATGCACAACACTGTGGGTGATGCACAAGCTAGACTGATAAGAAGTTTGGGCCGAGAAGTCACTGTGGTACCAGATCAAGATCGAGCTGGCATGGACCTGGTGGATCGTGCTCTAGAACTGGGCTGGGCAGTAAGTATACCTGAGTGGCCTGAGGGTTGTAAGGATGTGAATGATGCAGTGATTTGCCTGGGTCGAGTAGGCGCCTTGCTAACTATATTCCAGGCCCGAGAAACATCGCGTATAAAGATTGAAATGAAAAGGAAGCAACTTGCTAAAAGATTACTCAGTTGATGTTCAGAAAATTTTTCTGGAAATGATGTTGGAAGATGCCGGCAGCTATGTGCGTGTGCAGAACATCTACAATCCCGAAAACTTTGATCGCAAGCTGCGCCCTGTGGCTGAATTTATCCAACAGCACAGTCGTGATCACAAAACCCTGCCCACAGTGGAAGTGATTTCGGCTGCCACAGGAATACAGCTGAGTCGAGTGCCGGACTTGAACGAAGGCCACTTTGAGTGGTTCATGGCAGAATTTGAAAAGTTTACTAGACGTCAAGAACTGGAACGAGCCATTCTCAAAAGTGCTGATCTCTTGGAAAAGGGCGAGTATGATCCGGTAGAAAAACTAATCAAAGATGCTGTGCAGATCAGCCTGACCCGAGACATGGGCACAGATTACTTCAGTGATCCGGCAGATCGTATTAACCGATACTTTAACTCAGGTGGCCAAGTAAGCACAGGGTGGCCACAGATGGACAAGATTCTGTACGGTGGCTTTAGCCGCGGCGAACTTAACATTTTTGCTGGTGGAAGTGGATCTGGCAAAAGTCTAGTCATGATGAACATAGCGTTGTCTTGGTTACAAGCCGGACTCAGTGGGGTGTATATCAGTTTGGAACTGAGTGAAGAATTGTGTGCGTTAAGAACTGATGCCATGTTGGCCGGGATGAGCACAAAAGAAATTCGCAAAGACATTGATCAAACTGAACTCAAAGTCAAGTTGGTGAGCAAGAAAGCCGGACAGTATCGTATCAAAGCATTGCCGGCACAAAGCAACATCAACGACATTCGCAGTTATATCAAAGAAGTGCAAGTGCAGACCGGAATCCGGGTAGACTTTGTCATGTGCGACTACTTGGACTTGTTGATGCCAGTCAGTGCCAAAGTTAGTCCCAATGACCTTTTTGTCAAGGACAAATATGTAAGTGAAGAACTGCGTAACTTGGCCAAGGAACTCAATGTGCTGTTTGTAACAGCAAGTCAGCTGAATCGGTCAGCAGTGGAAGAAGTAGAGTTTGATCACAGTCACATTTCGGGTGGTATCAGCAAGATCAATACAGCAGACAATGTATTTGGTATTTTTACAAGTAGGGCCATGCGTGAGCGCGGTAAATATCAGATACAGTGTATGAAATCGCGTAGTAGTACTGGGGTTGGCATGAAAATCGACCTGGACTATAATGTCGAAACCATGCGTATTACAGATCCAGGCGAAGAAGCCGGGCCAGTTAATTCTTTTGCCAAGGGTAATTTTCTTGATAGTATCAAGGCAAAAAGCACAATGATCAATCGAGAAACTGTAAATACTAACACTAGCGAAATTGGCCGAGTCACTGCCGACGTGCAAAGTGCCAAACTAAAACAGTTACTGGGACAGATAAAACAATCATGATTAGTAGTCATACCGGATTCCAACCTCTTAAAGAAGTGTGGCTAGGAGATTGTTATCCTGCTGAGTGGTATTGTGATTTTGATAACCAAGCACAGGACATATTTGAATCAATCACCGAGCTTACTAAACAGGATCTTAAAAAATTCGAACAAAAATTACAAGAATTGGGCATTATAGTCCGCCGGCCTGCCTTTGAAGATAAATCTAAGTTTGTTGACTCAGACGGAAATCTTATTAAGCCTCCTATAACTCCCAGAGACTGGGCAATGACATTAGGAGATACTTTATATATTATTCCGCAGTATGAAAATTCTGTTACAGGATTCGAGGCAACTATAGATTTATATAAAAAACAAGATCAAAAAGTGGTAGTGTTAGATAGATCTAACCCGGATCCTATGTGTTTTGTTCCTTTTCCTAGTACGGTAAGAGTTGGGCAAGATATTTTTCTTGACTGCGGGAAAGATTCTTCTGGCTATGGCTATTTTGAACAGGTTGTAAAAGATTTGTCAAAAACATATCGTGTTCATGTCAGTCACACCAATGAGCACAATGATGGCATATTTTGTCCGGTTAAACCTAAAACTATTTTCAGTACGCATTATCGAACAAGTTATGAAACGACTTTTCCTGGCTGGAATGTATTTTATTTACATGATACTACCGAACAAAGACAAAATAATGGTTTCAATGGCAAATGGTGGATGCCTGGAAAAGACTATCAGATCTATAATGATTCTATAATTAAATATGCTCAAGACTGGATTGGCAATAGTATGGAAACAGTTTTTGAAGTCAATATGTTAGTGGTAGATGAACACAATATCTTTTGTATTGCCGAAGACGATCGTGCTTGTCGACAGCTTGAAAGTATGGGCGTAATACCACATATCATTGATTTTAGATGTCGTGGATTTTGGGACGGTGGATTGCATTGTCTTACAACAGATATACACAGAGAAGGCGTATGCCTGGACTACTGGCCCGGCCGCGGCCCTAATGGAATTTACAAATGATTTTTATAGATTACCCACCCGGTGGGCTTGGTAATTTTTTAGCGCAAATTTTAACGAACAATGGCGAGTTGTTTGATAAACATCTATCTTTTCATCGGAACCCAAAAAAAGAATATTCTCGATTGATTTTAGAATCGCCTGACCAATTTTGTCAACAGATAAAATTATTTGTACCCGAACATGAAATAACAGTGACGCATTCGTTTGGCAACATCAATGAACTACGAACTCGCTGGCCATCTGCCACAATAATACAGGTTGTTGCTAGACAAGAAATTGCAATACTGCTTAACAATATGTGGAGGAAAGCGGCATCAGACAATCCTGATTCTGAGACAAAATTATCAAACAGATTAATACAGCATTATAAGAAAGATACTGCTGCGGTAAGGAGAGAAAATTATGCGCTTTCTTATTTGTATTTTAAAGAACATGCTGGATATCATAATACTCTGCACCCGTTGACTGATATAGAGATTAATTTTGATAATTTATATCAAGGACCTGATCTCATGCAGATAGAGTTATCAAAAATTAAAAAAGATGTTGACATAAAAAAAATCAATGAAGTTTTTCAATTAACGCAACAATCAATAATACAAAAAAATAATCTATATAAAGAGTTAGTTGCAGGATCTATATCTTGGGAACAAAGTAAACATCATTTTGACACAATCGATCACGGATTAATATGTGGTATACTTCAAGAAAAACACAATAAAGAATTTTTCCTACCAAATCAAGATCATTTTGAGCTGATCATTCAATGATAGATTTTAAAAATATCAGAGATGTGCATCTTGAAATCTCTTCATTATGCAATGCCAGTTGTCCTTGGTGCCCTAGAACATTTTGGGGATATCCGTTCAATGGAGGATATCCTGAAGTAAATCTTTCTCTTGAGAATGCTAAAAAACTATTTCAGCCGGATTTTTTGAATCAGCTGACTAGCATTCGTATCAATGGAAATTTTGGAGACATAGTGATGAATCCCGAAGGTCCTGACATCGTTGAATACTTTTTTAATGTGAATCCTACTTTGAATATTTCTGTCAGCACCAACGGTGGCGCCAGGGACAGCAAATTTTGGACTCAGTTGGCAAAAACTCCTGTTACAGCGTTGTTTTGTATCGACGGATTAGAAGATACTCATCACTTGTATAGACAAAACACAGTGTGGTCCATAGTGATTCGCAATGCTCAAACATTTATTGCAGCTGGAGGTAGAGCTGTTTGGAAAATGATTGAATTTGATCACAACCGTCATCAACGTGAGCAATGTCGTGAACTGAGTAAAACTCTTGGGTTTGAAAGTTTCCAATTGATCAATGATGGTCGAAATACTGCCCCGGTATTTGATCGCCACGGTAATTTGACTCATGTGTTGGGCAATTATACCGGAGAACAGGATTTCAAAGTGCTATTTCATAAAAGGAAAACAGATGAAGTATTGCTTGAAGATATTACTATTGATCGACACCCAAAAAAACATATATTTTGTAAAACCAAGACTTTAAAAAGCATATACATCAGTGCCACAGGTGATGTAAGTCCGTGCTGTTGGACAGGATTTTATCCCAAAACATATGGCGCTGGCTATTATCATCAAGCTGCTAATGCACAATTAATTCCTCTCATATCAAAAAATAATGCACTGGAATATACCTTAGAAGAATGCATTGAGTGGTTTAACTGTGTTGAACAATCGTGGTCTATTGACAGTTATGACCAAGGTAGACTAGTCATCTGCGATGATGTTTGTGGTAAATAAGTCAAAGGGTCCGCCGGTCATGCAGAAAAAAACTCGTAGCCTACTTGAAGAACTTGACGCCATGTATGTGGAGCGCGATCAGCGCCATGTGGTAGAAAGTCGTGCCGCCAATGTGATTGCCAGTGCTATTCGCTTGCTGGAACACATTGATGCTGCATACACACCTGAACAAGCTGAAAATTTGTCGAGAAAACTGTTAAACGCCATTCGCTTGCGGGACCCTGCCAAATTTGCTCGCACTGTGAGAAAAACTGATGCAGGGATTTGATCTTGGCCTGCGACGGGCTATTGCCGAAGGTGGCAATGTGTTCAAGGACGGCAGTGGTCAGGCCCTAACACAACGCATTAATCAGACTGATGTTGATCCCACAGTGACTTGGTTGGAACAACTGACTGGACTTGACTTACATGGTGAACTTGATCCTGACACTGCGGATGCCAGTCATCCACAGGGCTATCCTGAAAAGTGGTTGGGCAGTACAGGCAAAAAAGAATCCAGTGGCGATCTGGATCTCGGTGTCGATGCCAATGAATTCACCAAAGATCAAATGGTTAACAGACTCGGTCAGTGGTGCACCAGTCACGGACTCGAGCCCGAAGATTATGTAAAAAAGTCCGGTAGCATAGTTCATTTTAAAACTCCCATCAACGGCCGACCCGATCTGGGCCATGTTCAAACAGATTTTACATTTTTAGGAAAACCCAAGTGGAGTCAGTTTGTGTTGAGTGGTGGCATTGGCAGCCAATACAAAGGGCGTGAACGCAATGTGCTAATGAACAGCATGGCTAAAAGCATGGGCTACAAGTTGAATCAAAACGACGGCATCCAGGATCGCGCCACCAATCAACTCATAACCGATGACCCTGATCAGGTGGCCAAAATATTATTAAATCCTCGTGCCACTCGTTCTGACCTGCGCAATGTAGAAACTATTGTAAAAGCCCTGGAGCGCGATCCCAAACGCGATGCCAAGTTGGCAGACTTTCGCCAACACATGGCTCGTGAAGGACTGCCGTTCATGGAGCAGGTTAATACCAATCCATACATTGAATACAACGAAGTAAATTTTTTAGCTCGACTGAGAGATCGTATTGTAAACCAAGGCATGCAGCCCTTGATCGAAGATCGCGACGAGCGGGTGCAATATCTGCGTGAAGCCAAGAATCCCCGAATTCCCTATGTGGAGGACCTGGTGTTCCAAGCAGGCTTGCGTGGTGCCCGACAGGCTGTGGACATCATTCGTCAAGCTGCTGCAAATGCTCAAGAATATGTCACAATCAAGTGGGATGGTTCACCTGCTGTGATATTTGGCCGAAATGAACAGGGCGAATTTGTGCTCACAGACAAGGCCGGCGCCACTGCAGTGGGTTACTCGGGCTTGGCCACCAGTCCTGAACAAATAGCACAGATCATGGCACAGCGTGATCAAACCGCGGCTGCTCAAGGCAAACGGGCTGACCGTGTGCAGACCCTGTTGCCCATGTATCAAGAACTGTGGCCCTTGTTGCAAGCGGCCACACCGCGTAAATTTCAAGGATACCTCAAGGGCGACATGTTGTACTCGTCGGCGGATCCCTATGTGCGTGATGCAGGCAACCTGGTTTTCAACCCCAACAAGCATGATGGCATCACCTACAGAATTCCCGAAAGCAGTGAACTGGGACAAAAAATTGCTGCCAGTCGCGTGGGTGTGGCCATACACACACGCATGGATGATCCCGGCAGCGCCGAGCAGCCCGAAACTGATCCCGAAAGTGTGCTGAAACGAGTGCCAGGTCTCATGGTCACAGCAGCCACAGTCAAGACCCTGAAGAATCTGCAGATCAATCGTGGCATAATGTCCGAGCTGACCCCGCTCACTAGAGGTGAATCTGCACAGGCCCTGCAAGGCTTGCTGAATCCCGCAGAATTGCGATCACAGCAGATCACAGACCTCCCGGCACTAATGGAACGCTACATCAACAGTCTCAAGGGCACTGACTACTCGGCTGCCACACCTGAATCATTTGTGGCCTGGTTGCAGACTGCAGTGACTCCACGCAAGTACAACAATACGGTGGAATATCTCCGCAGTCCCAGATCCAACATGCTGGGCATGCAAGTGGCATTTGATATCTGGAACCTGTTGCATGCTCTCAAGCAAGATCTACAGCGACAGCTGGACCTGCAGCAACCCGGACAAGAAGGTTGGGTGTTTGCCACTCCTGCTGGTCGTGCCAAGCTGGTCAGCAGAACCGCTGGCGGCTTTGGTGCTCGAAAAGCCGCCTAACCGGTGATTTTTTGTCAACTTGGTAAATAAGTGTAGGGTCAACGAACCCATATACCAAGGAGAATCAAAATGGCTTATATTACACGAGTGCACGGTGATGCACAACCAGTATTTGCAACAGACGTTGCAACAGGTCCCGTCAGTGCTGACGCTAACACAGCAGCTACACCAGTTAACTTTGCTGGTCCCAAGCTGGACTTTTTCCGCGTTGTGGCCAACACCAGTGTTGTGTCCCAACAAGGCGTGAACGAGTACGTGGCCAACGTGCTGCAATCAGTTCAACAAACTTCCACAGTGGCCATGTACCAAGTGGACGGTACAGTGTTGAGCATTGCTGTGTTCCCCCAAGGCGCATTTGCTAGTAGCTCTGCGTTCTTGGCTGCTGCCAACGTAACAGCCACTGGCTACCAGTTGGATAGCTGCACCAGCATTGGCTTCAAGCTGGCTGCTTCCTAATCACCGATCTTTGTGAACAAAAACCCTGGATTAAAAACCCAGGGTTTTTTGTTGGTGTAAATAACCCACTGTGAAGATTGTTTGTACTACCTCGTTTGATATCACTGTGACCGGAGTGACCGGCCACTACAAAGTGTCCCGTGTGCCATTCCTGGATTGTGCTGGCCGTGAAATCACTACTGAACGAGACTGGAATAGATCTAGAAATCAACAGCGCAACTGGGAAACCCTACAGCAGTTGTTGAGCCTGCGAACCCAGGTGTTTTCGGCCACTGTGCCAACACGCCAGGGTCACATGTGGCAGTTTGAGTTTGAAGTGGAATCTCAGGATGTGTATGGTGAGGATCTAAGCCTGCTGCAGGCCGACTGTGAGGGTGTGCCCATGCTGACAGGACTGGATGAAACAACTTCTAGTACTAAAGTACTAGTGACCCAAGGCCAGCTTCAAAACCTATGGTTTCAGTTGAACCTGCTAAATAATCAAGCGGGAGAAAATCATGGTTGAGGCAACAGACATTGAGAAAAAAAGTTTAGAAGCGCACGTTGAGCTCTGTGCTGAGCGTTACAATGCCATCGAGAACAGACTCGACAGTGTGGATGACAAAATTTCATCCGTGAGCAAAATGGTCAAAGAAATGCATGACATGATGCACTCGGTTGTGACCAAACGCAACGATCAGATCATCAACTGGGGCGTGGGTATCATTGGTGTGTTGCTGGCCAGCTTGGCCTGGTTTGTCACACATTATGTGATTAAATGAAGTCAAAAAAATCAGTTGAACGTGCTCTTGCCGATGAGTTGCAGCAGATCTTGCCCAACATCATTGCCCCGGATTCTCAAGGTGGATACCAACTGTTTGGTCGCTATCGCTTGGTCAGCAGTGATCAACAACATCAAGTTTTCCGCAACAACACACCGGCAGCAGTATTTGGCACCACTCGTGCTGCAGTCAGCTGGTGTATAGCTGACCGTTATCAACAATACCGCCTGGCTCGCGACATTGAAACCACAGATCGCATGCTGAGTCGAGTGACTCATGATGTGCAAGTAAGGACTGCTGTGAGCCGTCGGAGCAAGCAATATGAATTCCGGGACCATGTGGAAGCCAAGTTACAGACTCGATCAATTCGCAAACAACAGCTGGAAAATCATCTAGCAGTTTGTGTAAATTTGGCTAAATACATTCAACAAAGAGGATTCGATAATGAAACTGCAAGAACTGGCCCATCAAAAACCAACCGAGCAAACCGCTCGAGTACTTGAGAGCTATTTTGGTAAAACCATTAAATTTGACACCGTAACACCGGGTCAAGCACGTGCCATGCTGGGTCGTGTGCGTGGCTTGATCTCAGAACATCGTGCTAGACCAGAATTTCATGTGAGCGAGCGCAACTCTGCTTACTTGCGTCTGGTCATGATGGAACAGGCTCTAACACATCGTCTCAAAGAAACCATGCCGCCGGTGGCTCCGACTGCTGGCGTACCCAAAGCCGATCCTCAAACTGATGCCAAATACAAGCAAGCACAAAAAAAACTGGCTCAAGGTCAGACCCTCAACCCTGAAGAACAAGGACTAATTAACGCAGCAGCCACTCTTGCTGCTGAAAGCCGTTTGCGCAGAGCCTATCGTGTGCTTAAAGAAAGTGAAGTTCAACAGGCTCAAGTGGTTTTGGCCGCTCAAGACCTAGTGGACAAGATGCAAAAGATGTTGGAAGACACATCTGAATTGCAGTTCAAAGATCTGCCGGCCTTGGTGGATCAGATCAAGAATCAAATTGGCGCAGAACAAAGCGTTCAGTTCAACACTGATGCCACCGCGGCCTTGAGTGGCCTGGTGCAAAATCTTCAAGCTGCCAGACAGCAATTGGATAGTGCCCTGGGTGTGGTAACTGGTCAGGCTCCTGCCATGCCTGATGTGACTGGCGCAGATGCTGCTGCAGCCTTGCCTGCTGCAGATGCTGTTGCTGATCCCACAGCTGACATTGACGTAGATGTTGATGCTGAAATCGAGCCCGATGCTGAAGAGCCTGCTGCTGCACTTGGTCGCCCACGCAGATAAACATGTTGATTTGTGAAATAGCAGATCCGGGTGCACAAAAACTCACTGCACTAGTGGCATTGTTGACAGGTCGTGCCCGAGATGATTCGGGCCCACAGGAAATTTCAAAAACAGCTTTTATCAGCATGGCCAACAGCTTGGGCGTGGCAGTGACTCCGGACACACTGCCACAACTGCTGGCACAACCACCACTGAGCAATGTGTTGGAGCAGGATGAGCCCAATTCTCCAGTGTTGAGATTTCGTGGAAATACAAAAACTGACACTGACATGACGGCAAATCAGGCTCAAGACATTGTGGCCAAGAATGCTCAATCTGCTCTAAAACGAGCAAAATAAAAAACTTGACTTTGATCACAAAGTCGCATAAAATTATAACAATGGGAGAATTATATGGCTTACAGTAAGGCTGTGGTGGACCACTATGAAAATCCCCGCAATGTGGGCAGCTTTGGCAAGGACGAAGCGGATGTGGGCACGGGCATGGTGGGAGCACCGGCATGCGGTGACGTGATGAAATTGCAAATCAAGGTGGATGAACATGGTGTTATTAGAGATGCTCGTTTCAAGACATATGGCTGCGGTTCAGCCATTGCTAGTTCAAGTTTGGTTACAGAAATGGTCAAGGGCATGCACATTGATGCTGCTCAAAATATCAAAAACAGCGAGATCGCGGCAGAGCTTGCACTCCCACCTGTGAAGATTCACTGCAGCATCTTGGCCGAGGATGCAATCCGAGCTGCAATCGCCGACTACCGAACCAAGCATGATACAGCTAACTGATACAGCTAGAAAAAAAGTTCAAAAACTCCTGGCACAACGTGGCGGTGCTGGCATCAGGCTAGGTGTCAAAACCACCGGTTGCTCGGGCTTGGCTTATGTGTTAGAATATGTGGATCGCTATGAATATGACGAATCCACCATCAACTATGCTCAACCCGGAGATCACAACACCCCTGGCTTTTGTGTGTTGGTGGACAAGCGCAATGAACCCTTGCTGGCCAACATGACTGTGGACTATGTGCGTCAAGGGCTAAATGAAGGTTTTGAATTCAGCAATCCCAATGAACGAGATCGCTGCGGCTGCGGTGAGAGTTTTAGAGTATGAAAATCCCAGTTACAAATCTGTTGCCGGCTGACATCTCACATGCTGACAGAATTACCTGGATTAAAAATAATCAACATGTTTGTTTAAATCCTTTTCAAACGTATTATTATCAATATGAAGCTAAATCTGGCAAAGCTGTACTGAACAATAATTTTTGCTGTAGTGTATATTCCAATTCAGATGTTGATGAGGTAAAAAATAATATATTTGCCGGAAGTCTTAGTAAACAATGTCAGGTGTGTTGGAATTTAGAATCTCAGACAGGAACATCCGAAAGAACACTGTCGTTGGCAACAGTTCCGAGTGATGTTTTAAACAAATTTATCGAGACCGGAGAGTCTGACAGTTATCATTACAGAATAAAGTTTTCAAATCTATGTAATTTGGCATGTAGATCATGTGCTCCGACATTTAGCAGCAAATACGCACAAACCTACAAGTTGAATGTGCCACAAGAATTGTATCAAGATATTGGTTACGATAACAGTGTTTGGGATAGCATAACCAGTAGCATCACCAATGCTTGTGAAACATATCAGTCAGTTACTGTTATGATATTGGGCGGCGAATCATTAATTCAACCCGGAGCCATCAAACTCATTGACTGGTTGACTGATACCAAGTTGCCTGTGGCATTAAGTATCACAACCAATCTAACAAAATTGGATACCAAGGTAGTGGAAAGATTGCGCCACCTTTCGTATATTCATCTTGCACTGAGCATTGACAGCGTAAATCACAACTACGAATATGTTCGATGGCCGGCAAAGTTTAGTGATATTGAAAAAAATCTCTCTGTCATATTTAAGTATACTAATGCATCCTTGATCGTACAACCAGTCTGGAGCTTGAACAACATATTTTATATCATTGATTTTTTAGATTGGTGGTATCAGTGGTTTAACACAAATCGAGAAATACCAATTAAACCTGTTGTCATGCATCATCCGCCCAGCATAACCATTCAAAATTTACCAACAAGATATCGTGCACAATTGTTGACAATAGTTGATCATGCTCTCAAGCATGATATTTTTAAAAGCCAGATTCAATTGCCATTTTATCGCTATCTATTGGAACTAACTGATTTTTTACAAACTGATCATGTGATACATGATTTATTTGATCAGTTTTTATATGAAACTGCAGTTCAGGACAGAGCAACTGGCAGCAACTTTGCTCAGGGAAATCAAAACTTTTATAAGATATTAACAGAATCAGATCAAACATTATTTAAACAACATCCCAACATAAAATTATTACCCAGACAATCAAAAAACTTTTATTCTTTACATGTACAATCCCAAATTTGACTATCAACCTATTCCCAGAGAAACTGTGGATGGGCGGCGACTGTATGCTACTCCCGACGGCCGCAGACTGCCATCAGTGACTACTATCCTGGAAGCCACCAAGCCTGAAGAAAAACGGCAAGCCCTGCAAAACTGGCGCAATCGAGTGGGTGTGGCACAGGCACAGGCCATCACTACAGAAGCTGCCAATCGTGGCACCCGAATGCACACCTATCTTGAGCACTATGTCAAGACCGGAGAAGTCAAAGCACGTGGCACCAATCCTTTTGGCTGGGCCAGTCATGCCATGGCTGCGGTAGTTATTGAACAGGGTTTGAAAAATGTGCAGGAATTCTGGGGCATTGAAGTGCCACTATACTTTCCCAGTATCTATGCCGGCACCACAGACGGCTGTGGTATACACCTGGGCGACCAAGCTATCCTGGATTACAAGCAGACCAATCGTCCCAAAAAGCGCGAGTGGATCGAAGACTACTTCATGCAGTTGTGTGCCTATGCCGAAGCTCACAACGAATTGCATGGTACCAAGATAAACAAAGGTGTGATCTTGATGTGTGTGAAACCCGACATGGACGCCAACAACAACATGTTAAAGCCTCCGGAATATCAGGAATTTGTGCTGGCGGGTGTGGAATTTGAGCAGTATCGACAACTGTGGTGGGATCGTGTGGAACAGTATTACATGCTAAATACATGATCATTTAGGGATCCTATCGTGGCTATTGTACAAATTTCGAGAATCACACAGCGTTCGGGGCTGCAACAAGATTTACCACAACTGGCTGGTGCCGAATTTGGTTGGAGCGTGGATCAACGCCGACTGTTCATTGGCAATGGCACTCTGGCGGAAGGTGCGCCGGTTGTGGGCAATACCGAAATCCTGACAGAATTTTCTGACCTGTTGGCCATCACAGCTTCGGGTTACACCTACCGGGGAGAAGCAGCTGGATATCCTGCACAAACAGGCCCTACTTCGGGTGCCCCGGTCAACATCAGTGTGCAGAGCTGGATGGATCAGTGGGCCACTGTATTGGACTTTGGTGCTGTGGGAGATGGTGTCACAGACTGCACTGACGCTATCAATCGTGCGCTGTACGAAATCTATTGCAGACAAACCAACCCGCAGATACGCAGAAGTTTGTTCTTTCCCGGCGGCATCTACAAGATTTCCGGTACTATCATAATTCCTCCCTGGGCTACACTGGTGGGCGAGGGGGCTAGAAACAGCGTGATACAGTTGACACAAACTGCCACAGTGAACTATGTGTTTCAAACCGGCGACAGCTTGCAACAAACTGGCGCCAACATCGGCAACGGTGGTGCCACACCTCCGCAGTCTATCACCATAACAGATCTGGGATTTGAAAGTCTCAAGTCAACCGCCAGCATTGGTCTGTTTCAAGATGCTAGAGACTGTGTGATTTCAAGATCAAGATTTGTGGGACCCTTGGGCACTGCAGATCTTGTGAACGAAGTGGCTGGATCTGCTGGTATAAAGTTTGCCAGCACGGCAGGTTTGATCTGCAGCAACATTCAATTTGATCACTGTGTGTTTGGCGGCACCACCTGGGCCATCAACACTGACCAAGGCATGAATGGTGTGAGAGTTGACCAGTCGGAATTTGATACCTTGTATCAGGGCATTGTGCTGGGTGCTGGCGGCACTGTGAATCCTGCGTTTCCTCTCTTGGGATTCCGAGTGTCGGCCAGTGTGTTTGACAACATCTATGCCCAGGGCATTGTGTTCGGCGAAGTGCAGTTGAGTGGATCACTGTACAACACTTTTCTTGATGTGGGCAATCACTTTGGTGGCGAAGGCAATCCCTCAACCACAGTGGTTGACCTGCTGTCGGCCAACTGCGTTAGCGTGGGCGACCAGTTTGAGCGTTCTGCTACCAATGCCGCAATCTACACCAGAATCAATCTTGCCAATCAAGCCAGTATTGCATTCACCAACGGTGAGCAGCTGGCCATGGGCAGCTATGTGAGACTCACGGGACAAACAGTCCAACTCAACAACTATCAGACTTCGGCCGTGACCTTGACGGTGATTGATGCCACCGCTTCGCCAACATTTTTGATCAACTATGCCATTCGCAGATCTGATGCCTATCGCACAGGAACCATAACTGTGGCAGCAGGTTCTGTGGCCAATGCCTTGAACTATAGTGATGACTACATGGAAAACACACCCACTGGCGTGACACTCACAGTGACTCAAACTGGCTCCACTATGAAGTTTCAATACACATCTACCAACACCGGCACTGCGCCAGTGATCAATTATTCCGTTTCCTATCTCGCTTGATGTGGCCTAAAACTTTTGCCGAACGCCTGGCGTCGTGGAGTCATCTACGACTGCAAGCGCACGATTTACCACTAGACCGGGCCCTGTCAGAAATAAATTCTTGGTGGTTTCGGTGCCCCTGGCAACCCTATCACCTGCACTGGGACGAACAAGCAGACTGGCCCGATCCCTGGCAGCTATTGAGCGACAACATGTACTGTGATATTGCTCGCGGGCTGGGAATCATGTACACTATAACTTTGCTGGATCGCAAGGATATTCAACATGCACAGCTGGTTCACGACCACCGCGGCAACAATTTAGTCCTGATTCCGGATACAAAATATATATTGAATTGGGACTCCAGTTCTGTCGTAAATATCAACCCAGCTGGTGAGATTCGTCAACTTCTGGACCAGCAGCATCTAAAACAACAATATACCTAACATGTCCAATATAACTGTAGTCAAGCGTAGTGGTCGCCGCGAACCACTCATGATCGAAAAATGGCAAGCTCAAGTGGCCAAAGTGTGTCAAGGCATAGCTGATGTGAGTCAGAGCATGATCGAGATCAAGGCCCAGTTGCACTTTTATGATGGTATTACCACTCAGGACATTGACGGTATCACGTTGAGAGCCATTGTGGACTTGATTGATGTGGAAAATCACTCAGATGTGGGTCATGTCAACTATCAGTACGTGGCCGGAAAACAACGACTCAGCATGCTGCGCAAAGATGTGTACGGCAGCTATGAACCACCGCACCTGTATGAAATTGTGAAACGCAATGTGGAGGTGGGTCTATACACTCCTGACCTGTTGACCTGGTACGACGAGTCTGACTGGAACCGGATGGAAGCCATGTTGGATCATGGGAAAGATGAGGAATACTCATACGCTGCCATTGAGCAGTTGATTGAGAAGTACTTGGTGCGCAACAGAGCCACCAAGCAAATCTACGAAACACCACAGGTGCGTTACATGATAGCAGCAGCCACGGTATTTCATGGAGAAGAGCCCAACGCAGCCAGAATGCGTTACATAAAGGAATACTACAATGCGGCTAGTGACGGCTTATTTACTCTCGCTACTCCTGTGCTTGCTGGGCTCGGCACTCCTACCAAGCAGTTCTCAAGTTGCGTACTCATTCGCAGTGACGATGATCTTGACAGCATATTTGCTAGTGGTGAAATGATGGCAAAATATGCCAGCAAGCGAGCTGGCATAGGGCTGGAAATTGGTCGACTGCGGCCATTGGGGTCGCCTATCCGTGGTGGTGAAATCATGCACACTGGCATGATACCATTCTTGAAGAAATGGTTTGGTGATTTGCGTTCATGTTCACAAGGAGGTATTCGCAATGCTTCGGCTACGGTTTTCTATCCCATATGGCATCATCAATTTGATGACCTCATTGTACTCAAAAACAACCAAGGTACA